ATTTGTTAAATGGAGTAAGGATATACAAGCACAGAACCCACAATGGAGTGAAGACATGCATTTTTATAATGAAGTCATTGAAATACTTGATAAACTCAATAGTTTATTTGGAGTTGACGAAGATGTACTTAAATTGAAAAAAAAATTATTCAGTACAATCATTGAATACACCACAATTAAAAAATCCAAGATGAACGGGACAAATAACATATATAAACAAGGGGTTGTTGGGGAATGAATAAACTACAAGCACAAATTTGTAAATGTCAGTCGGTGTAACAAGTGCTACTAACATTATTATATGGAATATATGTTCACAGTAATTATTCAACAATTGTACGAGTTTGTATTTGATTTTAGAATAATATACATATTAGGCAACTATTGATAATGTATAATAACTACTTTTATGAGTAGTCATTATAGTATATTTCTAACAAATTATTATTTTTGTTTATACATAATTTTCATTCCGATATATGCTAATAAAAGTGTAATTCCAATATAGTAAATATTCGTAAATCCATTTGTTTTTTTAACATTAAAATTGCGTATTTTCTTATTATTACCATTACAATCGTCACAAAAATTCATAAAGGTTTCCTTAGAATTAGAAGAATTTTGTAATTCCTCAAGCATTTTTCCAGTTACGGTTCCAGAAGGAACATTTCCACCAGATTGCAATTGCTGTAACTCATTTATAGGCACATATGCCGATTTATTTTTAACAATATTATTCGCATCAATTGTTTCTAATGTAACTTCAGCACATGGAGGTTCATTGCCTTCCATAAAAGCACTAAACATTGCCAATGGATTTACATCTCCTAAATCATTCATTACTCCAGGTATTAATCCTCGTAATCCTGCTCCTACATTTAAATTAGGCATTGCTGGTAGAAAATTTATATCTCCTGTAGGAACATTATTAAGATACATAGACCGAGTTACTAGTTTACCTGTTTGAACATCTTTACATTGACCCCCAGTTGTTAAAAAGAATTTATCACCTAAAGGACCACCAGTTGTAGAAGCCCGTCCTTCACCACTTACTAATAATTCTACATAATTTACAATACCAGCAATATCATCGGCTAAGTCTCCCATAGAACCACCTCCACTCATCCCCAATTCAGACGGACTTTTAATAAATTTATAATATTTATAATCTGGACCTAAGAATTCTTGTTCAACATTATCCATATTTGTTGCTACCTTTTCAAAAAAATTAGCCATACTTATATTATATATATAATTTAAAATATTGTAATATATTTCATTGCTTCTCTCTATACAATAAATTATATGTGGAGATATTTATGTAAAAATAAGACTTTACATAAATTTTTTAAGGAGATGGTAGGGATTTAGATTTAGCAATTATCGCGCTACTTTGCCCTTTAGCTTTATTAACCATAGACAACAACCGTTGTTTATTTGCGTTGGCTAATTGATCTGCTTTTTGAGCAACAATATCATATTTTTTTTCAAGTGTTTGTAAATTTTTAATATCTGTTTGTTGTTTATCATCATTTAAAATTAACGTGTTAACCTGTTTCATTAGTTGAGCAACATTATCTTGTAGTGCTTGGACTGAACCAGCATTTTTATACATTAATGTAGATGCATCACAACTGCCTGTGTTAGATGTATTAGAGGAAGTAGCATTTTCTAAATTCTCAATCAAAGATTTATTTTTAAGAAACGCATTATATATAAACAATAAACTAAACAATATTATTAGCACTACTATTACAATATTCATTATATATATTATGAGTTTATAATTTTCTCTCTAATTATTATATAAATGCCCTTGAAAAATACATTTGTATTTCGATATAAGAATACTCGTCCAATAGATTCACCGGAATTATATTTATCAAATTTTTCATCCCCTCCTCCAGCTAAATATTATAGAAAAGATGCCTGTCCTTGTGATCCATCAGTACCAAAAGTTGCTATTACAAGTGTATTTGGTGATGTTAGAACCTGTCCAAAAGTAATTGGGGGATCATCTAATTGTATTCCATTAAGTGCTAATACTAACATAAATGCTAATGTTGGCGTTGATTCCAGTGGTGTTCTTCTTAAAAAATATTATACGTCCAATAATGAATATTTAAAAGCGCGATGCCGAACATTTGATCAACGTTCATTTCATTTTACAAATGCAGATGGAGATTTAATAGCAAATTGTTGTGATTCATCAAGATATGTTTCTGGAAATTGTAGTAAAGTAGTATATAAACCAAATAATACTCAATTTAGCACGCAAGGGGCGGTTTCATCAAGTGATAGATTATTTAGGTTAAGATATAATACAATTACAGCGTCTAAAGGTAACAACCGTTCAAATTGTCCTTCTTGTCAAACATATCCATCAAGTCAAACACAAAATGATTATACTAAAGCAACTAAATTATGTCGTAATAGATTTGTAAATGGACATAAAGTTGTATGCAAAAAATAATAAAATTGATATAGTATTTTATTAAAATACTTAATATACAAATTAACTTACAGCGACCAAATTCCATTAAATTTAAAACATTGAATTGAATATATTAAGCAATTCAATATTTTCATAGGTGTAAAATAATATGGCGTTTAGAACATTGCATGAATCCGTATCAACCAAACAACATAAAATAAATGCTATATTGAAAAAGGCTGAAAAACTTCATCTAACTACAATGGATGATGATGAACATCATTTGAAGATATACACAGCAATTGAACAATTAATGCGACAAAAAAATCCACGAAATGTTACGTCTAATGTGATAACTTTATCAACGATAATAAATTATAATTCAAAATTAAAGACATTTAATAAAACTGGTACATGTTCTTTTGAGGAAACAGAACTTATCAGTCATTCATATAATTCAGCATACGAATTTGAAGAACAATATTTATTTTATAAAATATTACAAGCAGTAAAAAAACGCCAAATAATTTTCATATTTATGGACTTATTAAATTATACAATAGAACATAATGATGACGATACTAAAGAATATGTCCATCATTCTGTATGTGGAATTTTAAATCCAATCAACAACAGTTCCACAACAAGTCACAATGAATATGACTTCTTATATTTTAATTCACACGGTAATGTTACTAAAGATTATCATTTTTATAATATGCTTCTTTCAACCCGTAGGAATAAAAAAATATCGCTCCCGTGTGAATTAGATTATTTCATAAATACCAAATTTACAAATTCATTGAATGAATATTTATATGTATATGGAGAGAATACCCACATAAAATATAATACAACAAAGAGATATAACTATCAATATGTAAATTTACAAAGCGGAGACAATTATGGTGTTTGTTTTGCGTTCCCCTTCATTATTTGGTATAATATTATGAATGAATTTAATAGTATTTATAAAATTAATAGTGCTACCACTACAAAATATATATCTTCATCAAGAAAACTACTTGCTAAAAAAAAGTTGTTCCAATTCATAACCAAAGCATTTATTATATATGATACTAATTTTGAACAAATAGTAAATGAACTGATTATAACTCCAACGTCAACCCATAAAGCATCAAAAGTAATTGAAGAATATATTGAACGTAAAGGAACAATATTTTTAAAGAAAATTATTGGAGCAATAGTATCATTTGTAGGTCAAAAACTTATTAAAGATAAAATGGATATACATTAAATGGGAAAAAAAAGTAGAAAAGGAAAGAAAAAATCATTAGATAACACAAATAAACCCTTGGCATATTCTCAATTTCGCACAGAACAAGAGAGACGATTTGAAACGCTAAATATTATTTATCAATTAAAACAAAATGGTTTATCATCCGAATTCCCAGCAATAAAAGAATTGCTTGAAAAATTAAATTTATATGTTTTAGTCGGACAAAGAATGGAAATAAATATTCCATTTCCTGAAAAACAAAAGTTGATTACAGGTGTTTTGGCTACACATAAACGAGAAGAAGTTGTTGTAGTAATGAAACAAATTACACAATAATTAGTTATATTTTATCCATTTTTTATTTTCTATATTGACCTTTTACATAATTGTAAAATTCAAAAAGTGTAAAATTGATGTAAATTTTATATAATAATTATTATAATATTGATAAAATTATTTTATAAATGTATAATTTTTATACATTTATAAATAGTTATAATCCCATAGGTGGTAAGGGAACAAACTTGGGTATTTTAGGAATAGGTGGTAAGGGAATTTTGGGTATTTTAGGAATAGGTGGTAAGGGAATTTTGGGTATTTTTGGGGGTATTATTGGAACTTTAGGTGCTGGTGGTAATGGAATTATTGGAAAAGGAAATTTAGGCAACTTTGGTTTTTTTTTAGGTCCTGGACAAGGTCCTGGTCCTGGACAAGGTCCTGAATGATGTCCACCTCCGTGATGTCCACCTCCGTGATGTCCACCTCCGTGATGTCCACCTCCGCGATGTCCTCTCCAACCACCAATATAAACAGGCGGAGGACCATCAACCACTACAACATTATTTTTTCTTGTATTGTGAAATAACATATAAATTATAATTATAAACGCTAAAACAAAGAATACATCTTTAATAGTCAACTTCATTCTATATAATTTGTATAGAATAAATTTTACAATAAGTGAAAATATATTCAATAATAACAAAATGATATTTTACGTATAATTATGTGTGAATATATTAATTTTTTTTATTGGATTATGTGGAACATCATATTCATTACACCATGCAATACTTTTGTGTAGATTTTTTTCTTTTAATTTATTCATTTTATCGCGATTAGGATTTTGTATAAAACCAATAGTATCATTGATTGTTTCTAATTGTTGTTGCCCATATATTGCGTTTATTTCCTGCAATTTGGTAATATACAAATAATGTATTGGCATATTTAAAAAATTAGAAATTGTATATTTCCCAAAATCAATATTTTCCAAAATTTGAAATATGTTAAATAAACGTTCAGTTATAAAATCACTTTTTTTAAATTTAAAATTTTTGCATATAATATATTTTTCAGAATTAGCATATCTACTGGTGTTTGGTTTATAAATATAGACGTTTTCATAAAAACAACTTAATATAAATAACAAGTCAACAGATCCTTTTAATAAAATATCAAATACTTTTAGAATGAATGTTCCATGTTCTTTTTGCATTAATATTGCATATGATATTTGGGAAAAAATAAGACGCATAACGTGTTGTTCTTGTTTACTATAATCCACAGAGAAATCAAACCCACCGTCCCCTGTAATTATATTCATTGAATTACCATATTTTGAATAACAATATTTTATATTATCTACTGAATATAAATTACCAGTGTTATCTTTACCATATTCAATAATTACATTTGGATTTTTCTTTAAAAAAAAATTAGCTTTTTTCCATCCAGGTATATTGGTATTTGTATTATTTATTAGCGTCATTCCATAATATATATCATTGGAATTTTTTCGCAACGATGCAAACGCCTCTATAAAACCACCTGGTCCTTCAGCTAAATGAAAACTATTAATAGAATCAAACTGATTATTAGCAAATATATCAAAAACCTTACATATTTCAATCATTTTATAGTAAGCTCTTGATATTGGTTTTAATTTACTAATAACTTGCTTATTTTCATATGAAGTATGTATGAATTCATATGGATTGGTATATGCTTTAACATAATCCCATTTGTCGTAATATGTATGAATAAGTTCCTTTGTATGTTTCAAATATATCGCTAAACTTTTATTTATATATGGTTTCTGTTCTGTAACATCAAAATTTATAGTTAGGTTTTGAGGGGTCAATACATGATTAATACTTGGTAATGTATAATAACTCATTATATTGTAGGTTATATATAATGAGTTATAGTGTTTAGGTTGATTTAACATATTAATTTTACATAATTTTTACATATCGGTTGGTGTAACAAGAATGTATAATTTATAATTTAATTTTTTTTTTCAATTTACGAATTTTTCTTGGTTTTTTTATTGTTTTTTTTGCTGTTTTAACTGCTTCTGTGGTTTCAACTTCTTCCATTTCTTCTTGTAATTCAGATTTCCCAGACATCATTAGGGCAATTTCCTTTGCATTTACATCCCGCACTTTTTTATAAACAAAATAACGATTTAAAAATGAAATTCGCTGTTGTTCTGGCGATGTTTCAAGCAATAATGCATCACCAATCATATTCTCTGTTTTTGTCGTTCTTCGTGAACGTTTTTCTCGCTCCACATCTTGCTTCATTGCATTATACATTTCTTCAAACATTCCAGTAGCATCAGGTAAATTCATACTCCGTGCTTCATCTCGTGTAATTAATTGAAATCCATAACTATCGAGTAACCTATCTAAATAATCAAAGTTAACTAAATATTCGCGAAGCGTTTTATTTATTGATTCTTGATACACGTCAATTGCATATCCAACACTACTTGTGTCGTCATTAAATTCGTCACTATCATATATTTTGGTAATTCCCCATATTTTTTTATCATCTATATAAGACGATATACCTTCTCCTTGTTTTTTTGTTTTTAATCGGTTGAATAACGTTTTTCCGTCATACGCTGTTCCAATAAAGTATCCTCCCATTGCACATCCTTCATTTACATTTCTCAAAAAGTTATTTAATGTATCTAAATTATGAAAGAAATAATGTAGAGCAAATTGACATGATACAACATTAAATCCTTCTCTTGCTACACCATATTGGTTGTATACTCCTTCCCCTAAAGTTGTTTTATCTTTCGCACCTACTCCAAATACAGCATTTACAATTTGTTTTCCTTTATCGGAGAAACACGCGTCGCCATTCTTAATATTCACCGAACTATTTGCGTTTACAAACAACGCCTTTGGCAAAGTTCTAAAATTTTTACACATATTTAAGTATCTTGCACACGCACCATCTAATCGATTAATAATATTATCCAAATTAATGTCTACTCCAAATACAAATTTCAATTTGGCAGCAATCCATTTTGGCAAATCACCGGCTTTTCCAACAGCCAAATCATATAGAGTATTTCCTCTTTTTGTAGTTCCCAGAATAAGTTTTCTTTTAATATATAAATTATGGAAATTTCGTAATGCGCGAGTTTTAGATTTTCCAGAACGATTATAATACACGTCATCTTCACCTAAATCATCTGGTATATCGGTTCCTGTTGTTATCATTTTATCATCTATAGGATAATGAATTGATTTCCATACACTATTTGCCACATTATATGCATTTCCGTAATTCCGCAATCCTCTCCTATATTCAGCAGTTTTATCGTGACGAACATGAATAGGCACCCATCTCCAACGCATTGGTTTTGATGCATCATATTTAAATTCAACAATCATATTATCTTCAAACATTTCTGTTCCATCTTCAATATACATTTGTGTGCTATCAGCAATTACGGAACTAGATTTAGTGAGCATTATATTGCAAATTCCAGCATTTGCATCCGTTGGGTTTGTTGGATAAAATTGCATTGGTCTATAATTAAATTCGGTTTCTTTGGATGAAGAAGTGGGTAAATTATTTGTAATAATATCATTACACGGATTAATATACCCATGTTGTTTTTCATCAAACCCTACACGTAATATTAATGTTTTATATTGATTAGATTGCGACGTGCTAGACATATCAATACCTTGTTTATAAACATTTCCAACAAAATCACTGGTTCCATTGATCATTTTTTTAGTAGAAACTAAGAAATCAATCGTGTTATATTCAGGTGGTTTCCATTTAAATGATGCTTTCCAAGTTTTTTTAATTGGAGGAAGTATTTCACCAATAGTGTCCGACCCTACACCAGTATATGCAGGGGTAAATATCAAACCATCTGTTGTATATTCTATTAAATCGGCTTTACTTCTATCTATAAAATATTTACATCCTTCAAATATGGAATTGGGATCTGTTTCATCTGCTACATAAAAATTCTTGTGTTCTATTCTAATTGGTTCTGCACCCGCATCAGTTTTTATTTTTAATGACGATACAAAATGTTTTAATCCTGTAAATCGTGATGTTGAAGGTCCATCTTCAACACCTTTTGATGTATCAGTTTCATCGCCTTTTTTATATACAAAGGTTTTTTCTCGTTGAGATTCCCCTGATACATAATAAATATCAAACGCAGCATATAAATTAATATATTTGCCGTGTTTATCATATACAATATGTTCACCATCTAATATACTATTAAAATGCGATAATAACTCTGTTGACGCACCAGTATATTGAACGTTCATATTAGTATCAATTAGGTATATTTTTCCACTATTATTTATCATTAGTAACTTTCGCAATCCGTCAGCCTTGTCTGTAACCGTATAATGATTTCGTATATTTGGCGTCATTGTATCTGAATCCAATTCTACAATATTTTTACGTTCTAATGAAATCGAAGAAGGACCAACAAAATCTTTTGGGTATATTCGACGGGTAGGTTTGTTCGTTGGATATAAGATAGACATATATTCTTCTAATACAGAATCTATTTCAGTATAACGGACTGGAAAATTTGTTTGTTGTAATCCACGAAGAATATTAGTTATAGCAGAGCGTATATGTGTTGATGCAATAGAAGGTTTAGATATAAAACGTGTATTTTTATTATCATATTCTATTTCTATCTCATAAGTTGGGGTATTTTCAAACACGTTTGCATCTGTAATATTAAAATGAGGAATCATTCCACCACGTTTATTTTTATCTGACGAACGAACAACACTCATATCGATTTTTATACCAGGTAAATTAGGATGAGTTCCTGTAATACGGTTCACCAATCGATATATTTTTTTTTTAGTATCCCAATCGTTTATAAGTTGACTGACTAGTCCGTGTGTAGATCGCAAGTTTTTTTCCTCTTGGAGTGAAACACGAAAGTTAAATTCATCGTAATTTTTAGGACGAATATTGTATTGTTCTGATTTTCCAGGAACATCATAAAAATAAGGCGTTTTTTGATTAAATAACACACCAAATATTACCCTACCATGTTCATCTGTAATTTTATTTGTTTTACAAAAACGTTGGATTAACTTTAATCCTGATAATTCAGTTCGTATATTGGATATTCCCCATCTCCCTGTAGTCGATGTGTATTCTGATTGAATTTTTAAAGTATATTGCTCATAAGTAAAATTAAATCCAACCGATTTTAATTGTCTTATAACGTTATCATAATTAATTCGTGTTATTCGTCTACGACCAATGGTTCCGAACCGAATCTCATATTCTAATGTTTTATTATGAGTATCCAACCATAATAATTTTAAATACTCATTAATATAATTAGTTGATTTATCGTTATAATTAATCGCTCCTCCTTCCATTATGTATACTATGTAACTACATATTATTTTATGTATTAATTTCAATTTTATGTTTTACTCTTCGTAATTATATATTTTGTTGAATTTCTGTATATAACATTTGTTTTGTTTTATCTTTGAGAGGAAATGATGATTGTTTAATATGTATACCAAATTTATCTGCGATTAGTTGAAGGTCTTTTTTTTTATAAGATGATATAGATTTTAAGGGGTTTTCTAAATTACTAACTTCATAATATGTATTAAGTTGTTCCTTAGATTGTGTGTCTATTACTAAACTAAATCTACAACTTATATCTTTATCATAGTATATAACATAATAATTTTGTTCATTAGTATTAAATAAATAACTCATCATACATTTATTTTTAATTAAAATAATATTTATATTAAAGAAACAACATAGTCCAATAAATGTATCGATAACTATATGAGCACTATTACCTAAATCACTTATCATATTTGGTAACGATATTTTATATGATTTAAATTTATCAATTAGTTTTTTCTTATTATCTTTCATATATGCATTAATAGTATTAATAATATTAAACTTGCTATTTTTTTCTTTTTGAAATGTTCGCTTCATTATGTTATATTCCTCCATATCATAGTTGATAACAAAAAAAATCCAAAAAAGTTTATCTTCTTCTATTGGGATAAATCTATTACTTTGAATAGACAAATTTTTTGGTGGAATAAAAGTTGGGTTTAAGAGTTCTTTTCTATTAATAGATTTATATTGTGTATTAATAGAATTAATTTTATTCATATCTAAAGCAAAACTTCTCAATATTTGTACTATATCCATTATAGTATGATGCTAACATTTTTTTATATTCTTTTTATGTTGAATGTGATGTTGCTAACATTTGTTTATATTTATTTTTTTCATCTTCTAATATATTAATGTGTGCTTCCTGTGTCTCAATATAAATAATATGATTATATAATTCAGTTATTATATTCATTGGAATTTTTGTTAAATTAATAAATATTCCATTTTTATTTTCACTAAAATCACACTCATATTTTTTGAAAATTTTCAATATATCTTTATGATGTTTTTTAGGTAAATTTTGAATTTTATCTCGTAATGATATTAATTTAGCATTATCAATTTCTTCAGTTATTTCCATTTAAACAAATTAGACAGCATATGTTTAAGTATTATGTATAATAATTACACATATATAGCCCCAAACTTATTCTTCAATAAAAACTAATTTCGGTTTTACATTTGGTAATTTTTTTACTCTATCCCTAACAAGTTCGGCTAATATTGATATAGATGGATCATTAATTTCATATCGTTGACCAATCACTTTTATTGTAATAGTATCTCCTTCTTTAACTGTTGTAAATGCTTTATTAACAAAATGATGGTCACGTGCAATAAATACATCAATAGGAGATTTTTTTTCTAATGCAACAGCGCGAATTCCAGCCTTTGTTATATTAGTAGCACGAACTTTCATTTTCATTCCCTCAGGTGGATTACATATTAAACAATCTATTACTACATTAAATGAAACATTAGATGTTATTAATTCTCCTGCTGAATACGTAATTACACGAACAGAATTAGGTTTTATATAACCCTCTAAAACACATTTTCCTTCCAATTCTTCAACTAATTTTTTTTGCAAATTATCTTTAATATTGCTACCAACTGATATAAATGGGAGTAATACATTACGAGTAATTATATTTGCCATATAAAGTCCATATTTTTTAGAGATTTTTTTTACCTTGGATATAGTTTTATCTTCTTTAATTGGAGTAGACGATGTTATTGCTTTATCCATTGAATATATTATATACGAATATTACTTTTATATAATTAATCAATTTTATTTTATACCTTTGAACATGTAAAACGCCGACTTTAAGTATTTTTAACTCTTTTAGTTAAATTTGAGTTAAAAATAAAATATTTAGTAATATTATAGAATGCCGAAATATAATTGCGAACGCTGTTTGAAAGAGTTTTCTCAAAAATCCCACTATACTAAACATCAAAATAAAAAATTCCCTTGTCAAGATAATAAAGGAAAGATAGAAGAAGTTGTTGAAAATATTATTTTAACTAGAAAATTGATTTCAAATAAAATTAATTCTTATTTAAATAATAATATGAAAACAACTCACGAATTGGGACAGTATTTTACTAGAGATGATGGTCTTAAAAAGAAGGTTTTAGAATTGGTAATGAATAATCCCGATGTTATTTTAGAACCTTCTGTTGGTCAAGGCGACCTAATTCAAATTATATATAATAATAATAATAAAATACAATTTGATATGTATGAGATTGACACTAAAATTAAAATGTTAAATGATATTCCTAAAAACGTAATTTATGGAGACTTTATAGAAGCAGATATTACAAAAAAATATAAAACAATAATAGGTAATCCACCTTTTGTAAGAACAACAACAGGAAATCTATATATTGATTTTATTGAAAAATGTTATAACCTACTTGAAAATAATGGTGAATTAATATTTATTATCCCATCAGATTTCTTCAAATTAACGTGTGCTTCAAAATTGTTAAACAATATGATTTCACACGGAACATTTACTCATATTTATCATCCACATAACGAAAAATTATTTGAAAATGCATCTATTGATGTTATAGTTTTTAGGTATTGTAAGAATAATAAACTAAAAAAACAAGCATTGTATAATAATGAACCACTTTATATTATTAATAATGACGGGTTAATTACTTTTAACAAAAATAATAATATAAATAATGTTTCATTCAAAGATTGTTTTGATATTTATGTTGGACTTGTTACTGGTAAAGAGAGTGTTTATAAAAATAAAGAACACGGAAATATAGAATTATTAAATGGTGAAAATAAACGAGACAAATATATATTTATTGAAGAGTTCCCTTCAACTAATGAAAAAATTAATAAATATTTATTGAGTTACAAGGATGAATTAATGAGTAGAAAAATAAAAAAATTTAATGAAAAAAATTGGTTTGAATGGGGTGCTCCAAGAAATATTAAAACTATTAAAGAAAATATCGGAAAAGAATGTATATATATTTATAATTTAACAAGACGTGAAAATATTGCATTTAAAGGTAACGTCCAATATTTTGGAGGAGGACTCATAATTCTTATTCCAAAGAAAAAAATTAATCTTAATAATATAATATCTTATTTGAACAGTGATGATTTTAAAAGTAACTTTATGTTTTCAGGAAGGTTCAAAATAGGCCATAGACAGATCAGCAATTCATATATACCCGATAATTATTTATAATGTAATTTTCCTAACATCATTCAAGAAGGTCTCCTTCCAACTAGGTTTTGGTTTTTGAATAGCATTCAATAGCATTTCTATACTTTTGGTAATATGTTTATATTTACATATTCTGTTTTTATTCCAACAAACTTGAAATGGTAGATTATTTATATTTGGTGTTATTTCAGTTAAGCCTTTGATAGAATTAACTACAATATCTTTATTATTTTCTTTATTTACAACAACAAAATAATAGTCTTTTTTATTATTGTAATTATATTCCTTTTTTTTTAGTTTTTCTATTAAGATTTTGCTCATTCTACCATTTTGATATGTTTTATATAAATCAAGTTGTTCATCCGTGTAAGCATATACACACATGGCAAGGTTTCCAGTATTATCACTTGTTAATGTTGTTGTAGTCTTTATGTTTACAGGCAACCAACCATACTGATAATCATATATAAGTATATCATACCACATTCTCGCTTTTGGTTTATAAATTCTATTGGGTAATTCCTCTAATAGAATTCGTATAATTTCATCCTCGTCCATACAACTATTAACTCTACCATCATCACTAGTTTTACATAGATTAATGGTGCGTTTTTGTAATATACATTTAATTGTAAGTAAGCTATTCGGTAAATGATTTCTGCGATATAGTTTTCCTTTCAACATTGCTGAAACCTTTCTGATTACTCTTTCCATTGTGATGATATGTTGTGTATTATAGTAAATTATCCTTATTTTATTTCAATTTTTTATTTAATCATAATGTAAATGACACCACACAAAAGCGAAGACTATAAAATTTCTGCTGTTAAGTATTATTTACAGTAGTCGCTACTCTTGCCGAATCAGGAGTGGAAGTGACCTTCCCCTTGCGCAAATGGGGTGTTTATTTGATTAAAAATAGTTGGCGGTTTAAATGTTCAAAGGTGTAATAAATCGTACATAATTGTATATGATAAAACTCCTACTAACAATGATATTATAATATTTGCAACAAAGACCATACATATATTATTATACCACGCTTTCCAAAATCTAAACAATCTAAATTCATAAGATGTCATTTCTACTAAATGTATATTTCCATCAGTTTCAGCATTTGTACTTGGTGATAACGCTTGAATACTTGTATCTGTATTAACTGATATTACATTACTATCAATATGATGTAAAGCATTATGTATTGGATTAACTCTAACCATTGTATTATTTCTAATATTTATAATAGGTGTGTTACATAAAAAACACTTCTTATACTGTTGTGTTTCTTGCCATCGTGAATAGCATTTTACATGATACGTGAAATTGCAAGAGCAATATACATTGCTACATAAATCTAATATTGGTTCACTTTGTAGGCAAATAATACATTGTTGAGAATACAATAATGTGTTACTACTATCTTGTAGTATTGATGAGGATGATGTTGTTGATATTAATGTATTACTACTATTTTGAAAAGTTACTGGTATTGTAACTATACTATCATTGTTATTATTTTGATTTGTATCCATATATTACTATTACTGCTGATTTTATTTATACATATTTTTCTTTCAAATTGGATATATCTTCCGGTCTACATATATGTATCATATATTCTTCTGGTGTTAAAAACCAGTTTTTACCATCTTTATTTGTTAATTGATAATAACGTAATAATATTTCTTGTATGCAACATACTTGATTTTTATTTAACTTTAATTTATCTACTTTATCTGCATTATAATCATCATATATTTTTTTTAAATTATCTATAGCAGTTCGTTTGGTGGATTGATCACACCGAACACCTTTATCTCGATCAACAGTTATATTCATAGTTTTATATACCATTTTATTGGTATCTTTAAAATTGGTAATAAATCCTATTAAGTCATTAAATCCTCCCACTAGTTTATATTTTTTAGGAATTACATTATGTTCTAATATATATTTTTGTGTAGTTATTGTTGTTGTTATTAATTTTTTATTTTTAAGTGTAAAGAATTTAAAAGGAGATGTTACTTTATTTTGTGCCTTTTCTTTAATCTTGTCGTCATCCGTAATTTTATAGCAAGGGATATTAAGCGCACTATCTACTAATAAAAATAAATTATGCTTTATTGAATGATCAACATAATTCATATTATCTATATAATTCTTAATATTTTGTTCAAAATCCGTTAAATCAGAATCAGTTTTAGAATATATATATTCAATCAATCCAATTTTTTTTTCAATTGGTAACATATCAATTATACGATATAATACACATAATTTAACTTTATCCTCATCATCGATGTCAAATAGGTTTAAAATATTTTTGTTAATTATAATATTACATTCATCATACCAATTTTTATTACCTTGTTTCTTTTTTTCTACATCAATCATTGGTGTATCTTTTGAAAACACATGATCATAAGTAGTTTTAATAGAATCAAATATTGCGGTCTTTGTTTCATCATCAAATATAGTTGTTGGAATTGCATCAGTAGGAAGATTAAATATTAATTTTTGTCGTTTATATTCCAATGGATATTTACGCTCAAAATTAGATAAATTGCTATGAACTAATTCTATTGGTTGAAATAAATAGAACATATCTATATTAATTAATTTACCACTTCTACCAAACATATCAACTAAATATTCATTTGGTTCAGTAATCAATTGTTGAAGAGCACTATCAATTTGTATTAACGGATATTTTTTATATTTATGCTCAATAGCAAACAACAAATTTTTCTTAGTAAATACATATTGGTGTTTATACAATTCCTTGATATTTTGAACAATTTTATCTATATTTAATACAATAAATCGCTCATTAAAACTGTCATCATTCTCTCCAAATGTCATCGTATCTCCACTTGGAATACATTTATAAGAACAACTTTCTTTATAATCACAAATAGTAGAGTATGGTTTATTTCCTACAGCATATTTTATTTTCTGACCGGAAGAAACTTCAATATCAACAGTTTGGTTAACTTTATCAACCCCCATATCATTAATACCTTTATTAAGGATACAATCAACCGCTGTTTCTTTTAATATTCGTGTAACTTGTCCTATTTGAACAGATTTATTTTCGGCTAAACGATACACATACATATCTATTGGTTCAATATCAGTATCCTCAATGCTTGTTCCATGGAAATATATTTCAACATTCCGTTCTTCAAAAGGTAACTGATAATGACTACAATATCTAACAGCTCTACCAATAATTTGCTCTATACGATTATTATTATACCAAGGTTCCATAATGTGAACTTGGCGAATATTTTTTAAATCAATTCCTTCTGAACCAGCCTGTGATATTATTATAACTTTTACATCTTTTCCATATAAATTACTATCGTTTGTAGCAGCAGTTATTTCTACATTATTGTGTGGAGATAAAAAGTGATTTCCTGTAATCATAATATATTTGGCTGATTTAAATGGTTTATCTTTTTTCCGTGGTTTCATTGTTAAAGCATCTATTTTTGAAACAGGTTCTTTTTCAAATAAATTATGATGAGATCCATATCTGGTAATTCCTATTTCTTCTAATGCAAGGGCAATAGGAATACATCCACCATCAATATATTGTGAATATACTAATATAATTCCTTTTGACTGTAGAATTTTACTAGTTAATGTTTTCAGTTTTGCCGAATAGTTAATAAGTTTATCTTGCGAAAAAATCCTACCAAAATCGGTTAGTGTAGTTGGTTTATATTTATAATTTGCCTTTTGTTCTTCAAATGATAATAAACGTTTTAATCCTTGTGTTCCAATTATATCTCGGGGCATAATACTCAAAGTTTGTTTGGTATCCTTGATATATTTATCTAATTGTTTACTTGGATATATCATATTTAATGCTTGTAATGGTTTATCTAATAAATGCCAGGCCTTTTCTTTTTCAAATCCTTCCATATTGGGTAATTGTGTGAGTACACCTGAAGTTTCTATAGAGGATAATGCTGATAAATCATCTCCCCTCTTTGAACCTTTTGAACCTTTTGAACCTGTTGGTTCAATTACACGTATCATTGAATTCATTATAAAATCATATCCTTTTTTTTGGTATTTATGCAATTTGTTTAAATATATATCCATATGTTCTATTTTTTGAATAATTGGTATATTATCCATTTGAACACTGGGATATTTATATCCTACGGCTTTAATGGTATTTTTTTTATCAAATTCATTTGGAAAAATACGAAATGGAAAACTATATGGATTTTCTCCACTTACATACGAAATATACCCTCGTGCCTTTCTTATTAATAAGTCTTTCCCGATCATATTGCCATGTGAATCTGTTTTAAAATTTCCTTGTTTATCAAAAACATCAGATTGTTTAAATTTAGAGTTATCATCATTTACATTCATCAAATTTAATAAAAAAACAATTTCTTTGAAATTGTTAAACATAGGCGTAGCCGACATTAAAAGTAATTTAATATGTTTAACGTGTTTTACTAAACCCATCAAATTTTTAGCTATTTTCTTCTTAGGATTATCTCCAGTTATTCGTATATTATGAACTTCATCAATTACTATCAAACTATTAGAGAATTGTTTTCTTAATTCCTTCACATAATTTTTTTTGTATTTTTCTCTAATTTTATCTAATATATTAGAAAATTCAATATATCCTACGAATATATAATTGCGTCTAATGATTGATTTTATAAGAGATATTACCTTCTTTTTTGTTAAACCAACTAGATTTGTCGGATTAATTTCTTTTAAAAATTTATTACCAGTACAAGCAGTTAAATTCCATCTACCATTATCTAAATGTAATCTACGTTCATCAAACAATTGTTTTTTAAAATTTTCTTGAACATTTGGAGCAGCTATGATGATTATACGTTTAGATACTCCTATTTGCTTCATATAATCTCTCATTTCTTCACATACAGATATTGCAGAGCACGTTTTACCGGTTCCTAAACCGTGAAATAATAACAAACTATTATAAGGCGTGAGCATAGATAAAAAATTACGAACAAAGATTTGATGTGGCGATAATTCAAAATCACTGCCACATAAATTTTTAGACTCTTCCTTTACATCTTTTATGCTTGTGTCATATCTATTATCATAGAATTCCTTCTTTTCAGCAATTTTTATATTAAAATTAGGATCTAATATATTCGGATACAGATAATTGTATTTATCCTTATTGTCTATAAATTCCTGTTCTATACTATTAATCTGTGCTATACTATATGTTAACATATCAACAATGTCATCTCTACTTACACTAATACTTGTTTTTTCCTTACCTTTTTTGCTGTCGGTCTTCCTCTTGTGAGTTAATTTTCTACCTTCTTCTGTACTTGTTATACCAATCTCTAATAGTTTTTTAATATCAGATATTTTCCGTTCAGACATACTATATTACTAATATATTAGAAGATTAATCTATATTCTTGTAACACTTTATTGATTTTATGCAATATATCAATCTTTTCTAAATTATATGGACGTATTTTTTTTATGGCTTCTTCATAATTATACCAACTAATTTTTCCTACTTCACTCCGTTGATAATTTTGTAAAGTATGGTCTGTAATAACTGCTAAAAAATATTTATGTGTATATGATTTAAAATTCGAACCAGTAAATGTTTCTTCATATTGGCATACATTTTGCAATAAATTAATTTTTGTTTTTGGAATTCCTGTTTCTTCTACAAATTCACGAATTCCTGTTGTATAATTTCTTTCATGATAATTTCTTCTCCCTTTTGGAAATCCCCATTCTGGATCGATCCAATTAGTTTTACTTTTTAATACTATGTCCTGTAATTTAATAATTTTACCTTGTATAATTAATCCGGACCGTAATGTTTGTAATTTCTCTCTCGATATTTTTTTTTCATGCATATATTTACTTCCTAAAGTTTCTTCACCCCACAATTCATTCCATAGCACATCAAACTCTTTTGTAATTATATTTGTCTTTTCATAATTTGTCATTTCATTTATAATATTTATAATATATTCGATATTATTGATATTATATTTACCACGAATAAAGTCTACATACCCTAAACTATCTTTACGACGAATCAACAAGTATTCATATTTTTTAATTGTTTTATTAAACTTTATACCTATTATACCTATACTAGTAATGGGTTTTTTACAATTAAAAAATATATGACCATTCATTCCACAATTATTGCAAAATTTATTACTGTTATTATTCATAGTTAATATGTTAAAACCAATTTGTTTTTATATCATTTATTATTAATGACTTTAAATCCAAAAATATGGGGACCTCCGTTTTGGTTTACACTACAAACAATCTCTATAAATTATCCTACTTCTCCCAATGAAACTACTAAAAAAAAATATTACGATTTTATACAAAATATCCCTTTGTTTATACCAGATGATTCATTTGGTAACAAATTTGTTGAATTATTAGATGATTTTCCAGTAACGCCTTATTTAGACTCTCGTACATCATTTATGAAATGGATTAATTTTATTCATAATCAAATAAATAAAAAACTTGGAAAACCAATTATTGAATTTCAAGATGGAATAAATAAATATTATGAACATTATAAACCACCGGAAATAAAAAATAAAAAAGAAATTAAAGAAAAACAAAAGATTATATATGGGACCTTTATTGTTTTAGCATTATTAAGTGCATTTTATCTATATAATAAATAATTATGTATATATAAGTTATATTATGCGAATAGAATTGTGGATATTTTTTATAACTGCTTTCTTAATATATAATACTTATTATGATGGAAAATATACTAAATTGTTAAAAGATAATATGAAATATATTAAAATTGGTATAATTGGATTTGGTGGTCTTATATTATATTTATTCTTAAAACGTCATCCAGGGGAATCTCATTCATTATTTAAACACGCAGCAGCAATTATTAAATATATGCCCATTGATAAAAATAGCAAATCACTAATGTCACCTTTTTTAGACATTACAAATAACAGTTCTTTTTTCTCTCCACAAAAAGTTTCGAACACTAATGATGTAAATGGAAACATATCTCCTGCAATGCAATCTAATCAAGGAAATAATTATAATCATTATGGTGGTGGAAGTAGAGGCAGTAGTAATAATAATTTTAGAAAACCTATAAAGCGTTCGGTTAGTGAAACAAAAAAAAAATATGTAGCGTCTAGTCAGAGTTGGACGTGTAATCATTGTAAACAACAATTGGATGCTACATATGAAATTGATCATGTTATTGAGCTTCAAAATGGAGGAACAAATGATATAACAAATTTAGTTGCTTTATGTAGAAATTGTCATGGAAAAAAAACAATGATGAACCGATTATAATAAACAATGATGAACCGATTATAATAAACAATTATTTATTATAATCTAAAATATATATAATAATGAACACAACTTCTTTTTTGTCGACTATTAAAAATGGGTTTATTAAAGGTGTTGAACATACTAAAGCATCTGGTAAAACAATGTATGGATTTAGTAAAAATCATAAAGGTCCTTTGATAACCTTTGTTCTTATGATTTCATATATAATTGTTTCAATTCTAATATATAAATACGAGTCTTGGTCTATCTTAAAAGAATATTCTCTATGGACAAATGTTGTTTTCTTTATAGGGTTGTTCATATTCTTATTTACATTTGCAACTCAAACAAATGATGATATGCTAGGTAAAAAAATACCTTCAACAAAATACCAATTATTGAAGAGTTTTAAGTATATAGGGTTAATTGTCATTGGATTAGCAGTATTATTTGGAATTATATATATGTTATCATCGATAACTGCAACTTCTTATACAATTTCATTATTATTAGCAATAGGTGGTATATTAGGAATATTATACATAACATTCCTTGGAATTAAAACTTTACCTATTTACAAGAAAATAAAAGATACAGGAACATTTCAAATAATATATCATATTTTATTCCTTATACCTTGTATTTTATTTGATGGACTTCGTAATTTACATACAGACTTCAAAGAAACTCCAAAATTTATTTCATATATACTGCTTCTGGAAATAATCATTCTAGCTTTATATTTCATAATACCTACAATTAGCACTTATATTTTAACACATAAAGGAACACAATTGTTAAATAAACCAAAATATATTGATTATGAATTACAATTGGGAACATACGAGAATTTAAAACATAATAAAGGGTTTAATTATCATTATGGTTTAAGTTTTTGGGCATTTATAGATCAAAATAATCCTAGTAATAATCAAAATAGTTCTAAAGACGCCACTATTTTAGATTACGGAGGTAAACCAAAAATAACCTATAATGTAACGACTAATGAATTAAAAATATTTATGAAAGAAGGTATTGATGGTTCTAAAGTAATTTATAAAACTAAAAACATACCGTTACAAAAATGGAACAATTTTGTTATTAATTATGTAAATGGAACTTTAGACATATTTTTAAATAATAAATTAATTGCATCTGATGCGTCCGTTATTCCATATATGACACTGGATAATGTTACATCTGGTAGTAACGAAGGTATACACGGTGGTATAGCAAATGTTATGTATTATTCTGAACCAATTAGTCGTTCCAAAATTAATATGTTGTATAAGTATTTTTCAAATAAATATGAACCAACTACTCATAATAAAAACATATCGTCGTCTCCTCCGTCTCCGTCATCCCCTCTTCATTGGAAAAAGGATATTGCTATTAATTCTGATATGAAAATGGATATTACTGTTAACGAAACTAACTAATTACAAGAATAGAAGAATAAAATACAAAATATGTATGTTTTAATAATACCTTAGTTATCACAACCGTTTTAGTATATTTTAGTATATTTTAGTATATTATTAAAAAATCTAACATAATATTATACTATGAATACGCACAATATTATCATTGGTGTTGTAATTTTAATTATACTTTATTTGTTATATTCTTATTATTTCAGTAGTAGTACAGATACTACATTAGTTAAATTACACGATGCTACTACCCCAGATATTATATCTGCAAATCAAATACCTTCCGGAGTTACTACAGATTATACATACTCCATATGGTTCTTTATAAATGATTGGAACTACCGATATGGACAACCTAAAATTATATTTGGAAGAACCGATAACAATAATAACCCAGCACCATCTATTACTTTAGGAGCATTATCCAATAATATTAATGTTACTCTTGAAACATACGAATCAACACAATCTGGTGTTGCTAATAATCCTAATGGAACAACACATACATGTTCCATTGAAAACGTTCCTTTACAACGATGGACCAATTTGATTGTTAGTTTAAACACACGCGCATTAGATATTTATTTAGATGGTAAATTAGTCCGAACTTGTGTGCTTCCAGGAGTGCCCAAGATGAATCCTTCTAGTAATGTAATATTAACTCCCGGTGGGGGATTTTCTGGATATACGTCCGAGTTTAGATACATAGCAAATGCTATTAACCCAACCCAAGCCTACAATATATATAAAGAAGGATATGGAGGAAGTTCAATAATGGGTAATTTATTAAATAAATACAGAATAAAATTGGCGTTTGTAAAAGATGGAAAAGATGTAAATAGTTTTGAAATTTAAATATTCTTTTAACATATTTAATTTAACAATTTAATTTAACATATTTAATTTAACAATTTAATTTAACATATTTAATTTAACATATTTAATTTAACAATTTAATTTAACATATTTAATTTAACATATTTAAAAATAAACAATATTAGATAGCTAACAGCAAATATTTTGTTTGGTTCGATTCCTTTAGACTTGGTTGTCACAATGCTATCTGCATTTTTAATATTTTACAGTTGATGATAAAATATTAAACTTTATAAGAGATGGTAATAACTAATTTCTTAACTTATATATATATATATATAAAATGAGTGGTTTTGCAAAATTATCAGATGGATTTGGAAAATCAACTACAGATTTAAAACGTGGATTTAGCGGATTTGGTAGTAATAAATATGTTGCAGGAACAAAGCAATTTTTAGATTCTAACAGTATTGTTGCTAAAGTAGCTTTCTTGTTATTATTAGTAATAGTATTTGTTTTGTTACTTCGTTTAGGAGTATATATTATGTCTTGGGCATTTGCGCCTAATAAAAATCCTAAATTGGTTAGTGGTATGAAAGATGCAAAGAAATATACAATAATTCAACAAAACCCTGCTTTATCCAGTTCTAAACCTGTATTACGCTCTGTAAATCAGCAAGATGGTATAGAATTTACATATTCTACTTGGATATATATTGATGATTTGCAGTATGGTAAAGGACAATATAGGCATATCTTCCACAAAGGAAATGATAACATTGTTACAAGTGGAAAAAATGTTGGATTAAACTTCCCTAATAATGGACCTGGATTATATATTCATCCTACTAAGAATGCCTTAGTTGTAATAATGAACACATTCTCAAACATAAATGAAGAAATTATTGTGAGCGATATACCGCTGAACAAATGGATAAATGTAATTATTCGTGTTGAAGGCAACAATGTTGATATATATATTAATGGAACAATTGTGATGCGTCATGTATTAAAAGACGTTCCTAAACAAAATTATGGTGATGTGTATGTTAATATGAATGGCGGTTTCTCAGGGTTTTTATCTGATTTATGGTATCACGATTACGCATTAAATACAACAGAAATTTTAACAATCGTTCAAGATGGACCTAATATGAAAATGGATCAGTCTATGGATATATTCCCTCCTTACTTCTCTCTTAGATGGTATTTGGGAAATTAAATAAACAATTTAAATAATACAATTATATATTTTTATAATGATATAATATATAATTATGAGTTTTTCAAATAGAACAATTTTAACAGCAACATTAACTTCAGTCTCAACAGGTACACTCATAGTAGAAATAATTGCTCATGCTGGCATTTCTGTAAATGATTTAGTATATAACAATCTTGAATGTGTTAGATTAATAAATCCTACTCCAGGTATACCTACATTACTGAATTTTATTACAGCTCCTGTCACTACGTATGATGCGAGTTTTAATTCGAGTGGGCCTCCCCCATACACATCCCCATCCGGAGAATATTTTGAATTTGATACAATCGAGCCTAACCCTCTTGATATAGATCGCATATATTATGACGCGAGTGGTTCTACTGAAACAGGTTGGACAGACATAACTATACGAGATTATGTAGATAATACATCCAATGTACACATCGTCTTTGCGTTACCAGCTTCAGTAGCACCAGCAGGTACTACAGTAGACATGACCGTTGATAGTATAGTATTAACTAATCAATATAGAAAGTTTACATTGGCTAATTCATTTGGACTTATTAAGAATTATACACGAGGTTATAGAGCAATGACATCACAAAAAACCTTTTCTACCTATGCTTTTGTAAACCGCAAAAATCAATTGGTTAAAGGACTTCAAAACTCAAGAATTTTATAGATTATTTTGGTTCTATTTCAGTATGTTTTATTATATTTTTTCCTGCGTTTATTAATTTTTCTTTCTTTTTATTTTGATAAATTAATGGTCTAAATCCAGGCGAATGAGGAATAATTTTATATTTATCACCACTATTTAACACGACTTGTTTACGAGTCTTTATGTCATAATATACTTCCCCACAACCATAACATTTGGAGCATTCAATATACACTTTACACGCACCAAATACTTCACATTTGTGACAAGTTTTTCCATTACAATTTGTACAAACAGATTGTTTATATATTTGTCCTGTTCCTTTACATAATGAACATCGCTCATTATATAACTCTTTAATTTTTACCATATATATTATTCATTGATTTTATTTACAATACATATGATTATACGCGTAATTTAGGATTTATGCAAATATCTTTACTTGGAAAAATATCACCCGACATACACTTATCATTTTTACCGACATATACACAACTCCTAAATCCCTTTTCAGTTCCTATATAACAATATCCAGATTTGTTAGGGTTTTGAATAGAACTATTACTATTATCGGGTGAAGGTGGTGATCCAGAATTACCATCACTTACGTGAATATCTAATGTTTTTTCTAATACATCAAGTCCACTTTCTAATGTTCCTCCAGCAACATCTACTCCAGTTTTAGCACCAGTAGTGGCCATTTGTATAGTTTGCTTAGTTCCCTCAGCAAGTGTTCCTATAGCATCTTTACCTGTATCAGCAATTACGTCTGTTCCCCTTGCTAAATAATTAAAAATATTTAATCCTAATATTGAGAGAATAATAATAATAAGTAAAATTTTAGTTGTGTTTAACCATTCGTCCATTATAATTTCTATATATATAATATTTATTATTTTTATAGGTATTTGAGTGATTTATTTATATATATATATATATAATGCCGTATGAATTAGTTAAATGTCCAACAAATACAAAAATAGAATATAAATGTGTTCCAATAAAACAGGTGACTACTAAAACCAAAACTATGGATAAACCTATAGTTATGTCACCACCATCAAGTTCTTCTGTAGTTGCAACTACAAGAAAGAGATGTCCTAATGGAACGCGTAAAAATAAAAAGACAGGAAAATGTGAACCCAAATCAGGGGTTATTAAAAAAACTTTAAAATCCACAAAACGAGGTAAAAAAATACATACAAGAAAACTCCACAAAACTGTTAAATTAGTTCCAACTAAAAAAAAAGAACCAAGTCATATGTTTTTTGATGATGATAAAACAATTTCTGCTACAAAATCAAAAGCATCTGTACTGACAATTAAAAGTGAAACACCTAAAATAAATACACATTTAAGTTCCAAGATATATGATCTTACTTTCAGCAAAAAAAAATCATATAGTCCAGAGATTAATAGGTTGATGATTGATGAGATTACAAAGACTAAACGTCGCGATTTATTTGAATGTCCAAAACCTATAGACCAAGTTAAAATTAAACAAAAATCTGGCAAATATAAATGTGTTAACATTACAAGCAAGGGAGCACAAAAACAACTTATTAGATTTCTTAATAGACCACGAGTTGCTGATTGTATTACAGCACCTAAACAACATATGTCAAATTGTTGGTTTAATACATTATTGATGTCAATGTTTATTAGTGACAAAGGGTATAAATTTATGAAACCCATTAGACAAATAATGATTACTGGAACACGGTTAGATGGAACTAAATTACATGCTCAATTTCATAGAGCATTATTGAAATTTAATAATGCGATACAAGCAAGTATAGATTGTGTAGACCCGAATTTTTCATTACTATTGGATACAAATGAAATTATATATGATTTACATAGAACAATAAGTTATGATTTAGACTCCAGTAAATGGCACGTAATGTTTGAAGTTCCAAAAGTTGGAAAAGCAGGTAATCCAATAAAATATTACCAAGCAATTGTATCTGCATTACTGGATGATACTAATATACAAAAACATATATTTAATGTTAGTAAAATATCGTCTTTAAAAGACATAAAAAGTCTTTCAGATAATCCCGATATCATAGTTCGAAATTTCGCTGACAAATCAAAATATAATACAAAACTGCAAAAACCTGAAACGTTTAAAGTTAACGGACATACATATAAATTAGATAGTGTAGTGTTAAGAGATAACTCGAAATCCCATTTTTCATGTTATGTTACAATAAATGGCGAAGAATACGCATTTGATGGAATGACATTTTCGCGATTATCAAAATTTAAATGGCGTTCATTATTACATAAAAATAAGGATTTTAAGTTTGAAGATATAGATGTAAGATTAGGCTCCGCTCTTACATTTAATTTTAAAAAAGGGTATCAAATCTTATTTTATTATCGAATAGATTAATTCAAATTATAATATAAAACTCAAATTATATATTATATAATTATTCATGAATAGTATATCACGACGCATTCGTAGTACTGGAAATTTAGATAATTATCAGTTAACAAATACCCAGTCAAAATCACATAATATAGGTATTAGCATGAGTACAAATACTTCACCGCGTAGAAATGTTAATCATTCTAATTCAGTTATAGATCCGGAATTTGCTGAAGAATTAGAACATACCTTACGTCGAAATACGGAATATGAATTGGAAATAGTAGAACATGTGGAAAACGCACAAATTAGAATAGGCAGACCATCGTATTATACCCAATTATGTGATTTTACATACAAAACAATTTATTATAAATATAGTTGGAATTCTATTATGTTTTTATGGTTTTTATTTATTCGGTTGATGTATTTAAATTATGATTATGATGTTTCTATTTATAGTTGGTATAATGATACAATGTTTTTCATAATTGCTAATAATTATATTTACAAACGAATACATTGGAATAACGCAAATATATCATATTTTAATACTACATTTAAAGGGTGGTGTTACATTGTATTTTTATTAAGTTTAGGCATATTTACAATACTTAATGTCAATATGCCTCGTTTTTACTTAACCAAACATTCTGTGGAACATTTCAACGTACAAGACACATCAGTATTTTATTTATTTATATTATATGCTATCATAAACCAATGTATGTCTATACGATATTTATACAAACAAGATAATAAACTTATCATAAAACAATTATTCAAGTATATTTTAGTGTTGCTATATATTTTTATGGAGAGAATACTGGATATTTTCAATGTATATTATCCAAATAATGCAGATTTTATAAATCAATATCATTTTCACCATTGGATATGTGGATTATTTTTAATAGTTTTAACAGAATTAGATCAACCATATCATACTATGTCTCAATATATACATTTTGCTGTTTATTTACATGGAGTTGCAGTATATAGTTATGTCCCAATAATTACTTAAACCCTAAATTTAAATATTATCATATGGATAAGGAAACATATGATAATGTTGCTGTAGTTCAATATCGTCATCCAAGTGAATTCTTCCATAGAAATAGTGAAGGCGAAAGAATTCCAGTATGTTGCACATTGAGAAAATGTGGATTATGTATGTTAACACTTGTGATATGTATGGGAGGAGGGTTTTTAGGTAAGTATTTAATAGATAATTGGGATAAGTTGGAAGGAATTAGTTAATTATTTTCGTGTTTTGCGTCTATGCCTGCTTTTGCGTTTGTTGCGTGTTCTACGTACTCGACGAACGTGACGCGTCCTGAGTTTGCGACGTTTGTTGCGTGTTCTGCGTGTGTGTTTGCGTTTGTTTTTTCCTCCAATAAATACACGTGGAAGAGGGGGATATGTTGATAAGTTTTTCCAACTCCACCAAAATTTTTCAATATATCGTTTTTTATCTGATTCTGTAATATTGTTCTCTTCCATTTGTTCCTTTGTTGTCATATTTGTATAATAGTTTATTAAATAAATTCTTTCTGCCAATAAATACTCTTTTGTAGGAACATATAAATATCCATTATGTTCGCCTGACGTATTTGTATATCCTAACATTATTTGTTTAGAAGGTATTAAATTAGAACCATTATTTATACTTTTTAACATGTTTCGAAAATTTATATCTTCACTATCATATATTGTTATATCGCCAATTTTGACTATTCTAACATATCCTCTTCCATCATACAAGGTAGTTCCATGATACCAGGTAGTAGCATCATCCCTAATATAGGCTATTATTTTTAATACTTTTGGATTTTTATCATCTATACTAACCTTTAATGTAATAAATTGTGCTCCTGCTCCTGCTCCTGCTCCTGACGCTGCTCCTGCTCCTGACGCTGCTCCTGCTCCTGACGCTGCTCCTGCTCCTTCTGTTGAGTTGTATTCAAATGATTTTTTAAACTTAGTAATAAACCCTTTAATTTTTGGATTTGTTGAAGCATTTAATATAGGTTGTAATATATTAACTATATATTGATGTATTATAAAATTAGATATACTATTTAAGTTTTCTAAATATGGTGTTAATAAATCACTTACTTGTTTAAATGTAATTTCAGATTTTATTGGAGTTCCATATTTATGAATACCATATGGATCAGTCTCAGGTTCTAATAGTGATGTTTGGAATATTTTTAAATCAATATCAGATGTATATTGAGCATTAGTATATCTTCTCACAGCTAAACCACCCATTAAAAACATTTTATATCCTAATTCGTCCATTTCTTTTGAAACCTTCCCTATATCTGTTAATAACCTATCAATATAACATGAAAATATAACTCGTTCTAAAAATTGTTTATAATCTGTTGCTGTTGTAATATCATTGTTTTGTATAATTTCATCTATTGTATATGGGTTGTTACTTTCATTAAGAATAGAATAATTAGTAGGTTCTAAATAATTTATGATAGGTATAAATTTTGGCGGGGTGGATGATGAAACTGATGAATGTAACATTGAAACTGTTTCAGGCGATAATGTTTCAGACGGTGATGTTTCAGATGGTGATGATTTTCTAACAACTTCTTTTGCACGTTTTACTAATAACCTACCAGAACTTGTTGTGCCACCCGATGATGGCGTTTTTAATACTCCTATGTGTTTTGACATTTATATAAATTATGAAGATATAAAATTGATACGTATAATATACATTATTTATATTGAACAAATTAATAATCATGTCAAGTATAAATAAAATGTATTCTACTATGATTAAAACATCTATGATTACAGGGACGTGTTTTGGTGGTTATTATGGAATTAAAGAAGCAAATCGTAATTATTGTTCAAGGAAAGATTTGACTACTATAGAAAAAATGGGAGAATATTTCTGCTTTGGGTATATGTGTATTGGATTTAGTTTTACTGGAGGATTATTCGGATGTATGTATGGTGTAACATCTCCAATATCTATTCCTACAACAATGTATTTGATGATTAAAAAAAATCATAAACATCAAAATGAAAAAAATACTCCTGTTACCCCAAAACATATTGGATTATATACAAGTAATTTCCCAACTCAAATAGAGGGATCCCATAAAATAGAAACACGAGTATTGAACACTTATATTCCAACTTCTAAATATTGTGAAGATGATAATACACCCATCAATGATGTTTCACCTCTAGAAAATGAAAAGCGTTAGACTTTACTAATTTCTATCAATCTTATTCAAATAAAAATGCAATTTACCTGTTAATGTTCGTTCATTTGCCCAAAGTTCTGTCAAAGTTGCATCATCATTATTTTTTTCTGCGCGTTTTATAGATATTCCAATTTTTTTTAATTGCATCATCAATCTATCTCTTTCTTTAATATATTGATTAACACGTTGTGAACGCTTAGATTGTTCGTGTAATTGTCTTGCGGTTTTAGTATTATGTTTAGGCATAGTTATTATATACATATATGCCACTATGTTTATATCAGTTAATTATAATTATATAAAATATTATACACATTATGACCTCGGTATATATTTAAAATTATTAATTACATTTATCTTCTCTATTGTTTTTTCTAAATTTGTTTTCTTAATTCCATGATATAAATAATCTGTTTCTGGTTTTACTTCATTTTTTTTAATTTGTTTATAAACATTGTCTATTCTTTTTACCGCATTTTCTACCAAAGTTTTATTTTCAATAATTTGGATTTTGGTATTACACGATTCAGTTAATAATGCTATAACAAAATATATAATACTTTTTCTCCGTTTCTTTACTCCTGGAGTATATCGTATACAAAATAATTTCAATAAACTTTGAATTATTTTTCCTATCATTTTATTTCGTTTGGTTGATTCATACAATAATACATCCCAAATAATCCAAACAATATCTTTTTGTAATTTTCCATCTACAGGAATGAAAGCACGACGCTCACAACAACATTTTTCTTTTTTCTTTTTACATGCTGCTTCAAATTCCAATATCCACTCCACCCAATAACATGAATTATGTGTATTTAATGTATTGGCAGATATATTGTATGCTAATTCATTAACTGCTATAAATAACTCTTTAGGATCTTCTTTCATACATGTTGGTTGTCCATAATTAATATTATCTGCTTGCAGTTTATACCCTAATTCAGTCATATTAAAATCGTTTTTTCCTATCTTAATAGCATCATAACTATGTTTTTTCCGAGAGAAACATAAGATACATATTAATTCCGCAAATAATTTTCGCACCTTATTATTATTTCTCATAGCCAATTCATTTGTAAGATATCCATTTGATACAATCTCTCTAAAATTATCCATTCGCATATTCACATAAATGGGTAATTTAGGATTTCCAATATGAATATGTTTGCTTACGCATAATATAATACATTCCCATACATCCTCATAATGTCCAGCACAAACCAATTCAGCACTCCAATAACAACTATCTTCTAATTTCCCATTTATTAATGATTTTATTAATTGTGTTTTAACCGACCCTTTCTTATATTTTGAAAAACTTATGCCTACAAATTCTTTTTGTGTTCTTTTATCATTAATCTCATTATCATTCATTTATAATTATAATTCTATAAAAAAAATACCAATAATACATATATATGAATTTAATTCAAAAATGTAATAGTAAAATCATATCATTATATAAAAAATCGTCCTTATGGATGAAAGTTTTAATAATTGTAAGTGTTTTATTATTAGTTGCGATGGTATATAATCGCCATAAACCTCGCATCGAAGGTTTTACACAACAAGAAAAATTTATTGCTAAAAAAGGTTCGCAAGTATATGATAAATTTTATGTTGATCTATACGATGATTTAATATTTGACGCAGCCAAAAATAAATTTGAAATTACTGAAATTATGCGTGCCACTAATATGAACCCCAAAACATCCGTTGTTTTAGATATTGGTTCCGGTTGTGGTCATCATGTCAAATTATTGTCAAGTAAAGGATGTGATGTTGTAGGTTTAGATAAATCTAAAGAAATGATTTCAAAAGCTAAAACAAAATATCCTGGATTAACATTTGAAGAAGGAGACGCAATGACTGCTATGAAATATCCAGCAGGTTCTTTTACAACTATTATTTGTCTATATTTCACAATATATTGCATACAAGATAAGCGAACATTTTTTCAAAATTGTTATAATTGGTTAAACCCTGGAGGTTATTTAGCAATTCATTTAGTAAATAGAGATAAATTCGATCCAATTCTCAATATAGCCGATCCATTAACTATGGTGTCTGCCCAAAAATATGCTAAAGAACGCATCACGAACTCTGTTGTTAAGTTTAATAATTTCCAATACAAAGCTGATTTTAAATTAAATAAAGAACGCAATGAAGCCGAATTTGATGAAACTTTTAAAGATGATACAACAGGTAAGGTGAGAAAAAACACCCATACATTATATATGCCTACGCAAAAATCTATAATAGCAATGGCTAAAACCGCTGGATTTACATTAAAAGGTAAAATCGATATGGTTGGATGTCAATACGAATATCAATATATTTATATTTTACATAAACCCAAATAAATTTCTGTATTATATATATAATGGCAGATGCTTCTAATGAACAAAAGTTATATATTGCAATTATACACCAAGATTTAGAGGAAATTAAACGATTAGTACAAATAACCCCTATAAATGTTAATTTCAAACCAGAAGAAAATAAAACAATTCTAGATGTAGCTAATAGAGCTATTGATGATATTATAGAAGATCAAATCTATTATACTTCTCGTGAGTATATATCTTTTGATGATTATATGAGATGTATAGGAGATGATAATCAAACCATTGAGGAAGTTGACAGAAGTAATTTTTCTCATGAATTGCTAGAAAAATGCAACAAAATAATAGAGTTACAAACTGAATTAAATAATGCGCATGATATAAAAAGGTTATTAATATCCAAACAAGCAAAAACACACGAAGAACTCGCACAAGTTGGGGGTCGTCGTAAAAACAAGCGTAAAACCAGAAAATCTAAAACTAAACGTCGTCGTAAAAACAAGCGTAAAACCAAAAAATCTAAAACTAAACGTCGTCGTAAAAACAAGCGTAAACCCAGAAAATAAAGTGGTAAATACTTATGTGTATAAATGACATATAAATAGTATTTGAAAATAATATATAGACATCCAATATGCTTCTCTATATATTAACATACGCTATAGTAATATATATTTGCTACTTCATATATTTCCGTTTACGATTTCGGTTTTGGTCTACACAACCAGTGTTTCATTTCCATAATTTATGGTATTGGTTGTTTCCCCCAGGGATTATATATCACACACCATTTAAACGTAATAAATATTATACTCCATATAATGTGAATGTAGACACATTCAATTCCTTGTCTTCTCTCCATTTAGAGAAATGTATAGATGTAATTCAACAGAATTATTTACAAGAAAAGGAAATTTTGTACAATCCTACCCGTTCTAATATAATGTCTTATTTTGAAGGACATAACAATCCATGTTTTATGTCATATTATTTTAAAAACAAAGTATTAACAGATGTAAAAACGAAACGATTAATTCCACAGAAAGACATCATAGCGTGTTTAACTGCGCGACCATTGGAAATAACATTATATTCAAAAGAAAATTTTAATGCGTATTATGTTGACTATTTATGTGTAAAAAAAGGAGAACGGAAACAGGGATTGGCTCCGCGCGTAATTTATACCTATGCAATTGAAAGTAGAATTGCTAATCCAGACATATCAGTGTTTATGTTTAAGAGAGAAGGTGAATCTACTGCAATAGTTCCAATAGTTGTATACAATAGTTTTATGTATGATTTAAAATTTTGGAACAGTAATACGCGATTTCCAGCGCCATATAAATTAACCAGAGTGAATGATGGCAATTTTAATTTATTGGTGAATAAATTTCAACAAATTCGTGCTAAGTTTGCGTGTACTATTACATCTAATATATCTAATATAGAAGTATTAGTTAAAAATGAATGGATTATTCCATATATTATACATGATGCTCATGATATTGTAGCAATATATTTTTTCAGAAATGGTTGTGTGACATATGAAGGTGGTAAAGTAATTGAATTAATTGCGTCAGTATTATTTCAAAATGAATTTACGGAGTTTTTTGAACTAGGGGTATATATGGCTATAGATGAACTTAAAAAAAAGCACTACAAATATTTTACAGCAGAAAATATGGCTCATAATGGTATTCTAATAAATAATATTAATAATAAAAAAACACCGATGTATAGCGTTCCGTATTCATATTATTTTTATAATTTTGCTGTGCGACCTTTCATACAACAAGAGGTGTTTATATTGTGTTGAGGTGATTATATTGTGTTGAGGTGATTAACGGATATATTTACCTACACGTGCAAATGAATCTACAGTAAATATTACAAATACACCTAGAAAACAATACAAAATAAGTTCCTCAGTTACATGACCTGTAGTCTCGTCTTTGTTTTCTTCCAATAAATGAATCATATAATTTAGTTTTTCTAAAAGTTCATCTTTATTTCCATGAACTTGTTGTTGATCGGCTGCTTTTGCATAATATGGAACATACCCATTATGGTATTGTCCTGCATATTCAGCAGTGGTATTCATATCCCTAAATGCTTCTGCTGTTACAACATCATCTGTTTTATTATCAGTAGCCTTAGTACAATTAGTACCATTAGTAGGTTGATATAGCGATGCTTCTGGTTTAGTTCGTATCGCAGTTTTAGATTGTACGACAGGGGCAGGAGGAGGATTAAAATTGGCTAATTCGAATTCATCATCAGAATCATCATTACCATTCATATTGCTAGTCAAATGTTCTAAAGAATAATTCTTTTGTTGTCTTTTTTTCTTTATTGTTTTATTTAAGTCCTTCCTATTTAATTTTCTATTTTTATTTTCACTTTTAAATTCTGATGGATTTAATAAGTTATTCATTACTTAATAAAAATATAGATATTATTTTAATTTATAAACGGAAAAAAATATATTAATTGTATATAGAATGAAATTAAAAATTCAATTAACATTAATTTTAGTATTAGTTGTGTTAATGTATTACAATCCATTATTTTTAACCGATATCACACGCTCACCTTTAGGGAAATTAGCATTAGTAGGAGGTGTTTTAGGACTTTCTTATAAATTTGGAAGAAATACTGGGATTATAAGTGCATTAATTGTATTATTATTATTACACAATTGTTATGAAGGATTAGAAAATAAAAATGATGCTAAACAAACAGAAAAAATATCAGGAGATGCTGATGATAAAACCCCCGACTCCAGCGCTGATGATGAAGAAGACGAAGATGAAGATGCAACGCAAGAAAAAGAAGCTGCTGATAAAACTACAAACACTATTGTTGCAAATGAAGAAGTAATGCGTCCAAAAGCTTCTAACGAAACATTAGCATCTGATGGTGCAGGTCCATCATCAGAACCATTGGCTATGCCTGCAACAACTACTGAAGGATTTGCTCTATTAAATTAATTTCAATCATTGTAATGCCAAAAAAATATCACAGGTATTATTTTATAAAAGTATTGTATATGAATAATTCAATACTTTTTATTATATGTATTGTATGTATTGTATTAATAGGAATATTTTTACATCAACACTTCATTGTTAAAGAAACCTTTATTTCAACACTTAATAAACACATTAATAAACAAAAACGAAACATAAGATTACACCGCAATTATTTGCATAATAAATACATTAAACCAATTCAACATCTAGTAAAAAAAAAATTATTTAGATAATGTATATATATGTTAAAATTAATTCATAAATCATTACAAAGTTTAAATAATAGTAAATTTTTTGCTGGAATAGTTATGATTATGCTAAACATAGGTTCTAAATATATAACTATAGAATTAAGTAAAAATCAAAAACAATATTTAGAAAATTCTATAGCACGTCAATTATTAATTTTTTCAATTATATGGATGGGAACACGTGATATATATTTATCTATTGGATTAACCGCTGCATTTACAGTGTTAACAGAATATGTGTTCAATGAACAAAGCTCCTTCTGTATATTACCTGATTCATTAAAAAAATTCCAACATGTTTTAGACAAAAACAATGATACTTATGTAAGTGATAAAGAAATGCAAGATGCAATACGTGTATTAGAAAAAGTTAAACATCGAGAACACAAACGAACACAACTTCAAATGTTAAATACATTTAAATAAATAATACTATTTACTGATTTTAGCATTGTATTAGTATATACAATGCTAAAATTTAAAACAACAATTGACGTATCCTTTATATTATGAACACTCTTTATATTCTTAAAATTTTCCAAATATAAATTTTTAAATCTCCCTTATTATTAAGTATAATATAATGTCAAACACATTACAAAACCCTACAGAACATATATTAATTATAAAATTAGAAAATAATTTACTAAAAAACCCATATTATTTAAATTTTAATAAATATGCTATGTCTATTCATAACGTAATAACACGTAAAACTCTTCCTAAAAAAACACCAATTAATAATACCACTCGTAAAATAATTAAATCAACCCCAGATAAATTATCTGTAAAACCACAGAAATTACAAATTCAAAAGGGGGGGAAGGAAACACAATCATCTAGTACAAATCAAGCATTATTAAAAAAAGATAAGGATAAAAGGGAATTAAAACAAATTGCTAAATTAAGAAAAGAAGAAAAACTGAAACAAAAACTGAAACAACGTAAGCAACCGAATATTAAAAATTATATGAAAATAAAACCTTGGTCTAGTGAAAATTATGCATTAGGAACTATTAGTAAAACATCTTATATGACAGAAATTATTTCAAATTTATTAAAAACGATATTTAAAGATAAAACATACACTATGTGCGTTAGAAGACCGCATCCATTAAAATTTATTAATGAGTATACTTCGCCACAATTTCCCAAATACCGAGAACCAATATTTTATTATAGCGGTGAATTAAAATGTGAAAAAGCCAATATATTTGATAATAAAAATAAAATGTATGAAATAATTTATGACGCTGTTCCCTTTAAAATTAGTAGTTATATGTGGGATGATAATGTAAATGCTATTCCTTATAAGGATATTATAGCAGAAAAAAGTGGTAAATATGCAGGATATTATAAATTATTGAATAATTTGAATATTAATGAAAACGCAATTATATATATACCAACCGTTCATTTATATTTAATTAAAAAAGATGCTACTTTTACAGATAAATTTACAGCAAAATGTGACTATCATAAAATGGAAATAAGGAAAATAATGCATAAGAATAAATTAAGACGAGATGATATTAAAAAACAAAAAAAAATAAAGGAACAACGGGAACATAAAAAAACACAGAAGAGGATTAAATATGATGAAAAAGCACGAAGAAAAACTAAAAAGCACGAAGAAAAACTAAAAGAAGCAAAACGAAAACAACAACAAGAAGCAACACGAAAACAAGAAGCAAAACGAAAACAACAACAAGAAGCAACACGAAAACAAGAAGCTATATATAATATATTAAATAAGGGACAAGGAGGACAAAATCAATTGCATAAAATAGATATAGTGAAGTCATTATGTTATGGATTTACATCTCCGCGAACATATGATATAGAACAAAATAAACAAATTATATTAAAGTGGATACATAATATATACACAGCACAACCAAAACAGAAAGTTGATAAAAAACTAGATGTAAATAAGTATGCGATTAAGTTGAAAAATGGGGAAAGTATCATTATTAGAAATAAAAAATGGGATTGTAATAATATTAGAAAATGAAAAGGTATAATGTATTTGTAAATATAATTTTACATATACCTACATATTTTTTATTATTCGGGTGCTCGTCTCGATACTTGAATTTGTTATAAATAATTCTTATTTACCTTCGTAATACATATATCTAGATTTTCTTCTGCTTTTGCTACATCTATTATAGTGTCCTGACCAATTAGGTTTATCAATTATATATGTTTTAATCTGTCCTATATTGACTACTGACCCCTGTCTACTAATTAATGAATTCTGTCTACCAACTACTGACTCCTGTCTACTAATTAATGAATTCTGTCTACCAACTACTGACCCCTGTCTACTAATTAATGAATTCTGTCTACCAACTACTGACCCCTGTCTACTAATTAATGAATTCTGTCTACCAACTACTGACCCCTGTCTACTAATTAATGAATTCTGTCTACCAACTACTGACTCCTGTCTACCAACTACTGACTCCTGTCTACTAATACTAACTCCTGATGTATCATACACTGCATAATATAATGTTTTGCATGGAATCTTTATAATTTCAATATCGGTGTTGGAAATATCATCCTTTAGTTGTTTGCTTTGGATATGGTGAACCACCCTAACACTTTTTTTATTGAAACACATATGTATATGTTTGATATTTTTTTATATTTATATCAAATTTGTTAGTACAAAACCCTATTTGTTCATTTGTATCATAATTAAATACATCTATCCCTATATTAATATCTTTAACATATGATATATTCTCATCACAAATATTATTCCAAAACAATGGGTTATCTATAAATTCTTTCATATCATATGTGTTCATTTTAAATATATAATAATATGAAGATGGAACATTATTATATATTTTTCGATATTTAACATTGTTATTAATAATTGTAATAGATTTTTCCAGTGATGTATATTTACGCATCATATTAAATAGAATATGTGTAGTATAATTTCCTACTAATCCATGTAATATATTATTATGTTTGGGATTAATAATTAGTTTTGGTACACATAATACATTGTTAGGTAATCCACTCATTAACTTAGTTTTTTTCATAATCCAAAGATTCGCCATATGGACGTTGTTAATTGAAATATAAATAAAAGAATTTTTATATTTCAATTTTAATAATATTACATACATCTTTACAAAATAAAAACAATGATATAATCTATTACATAATAAATTTAAAAAAATATTTGTTCATCAAAATAAAATTTAATATATCTTGTTCAATAGAAATATTGGGAGACCAAATATTCATATCATAGAGCATATGTTGTTCTGAATACAAAGAGTTATGGTTTTTAATGTTGGATAAACAATAATCATTAACATTGGTTGAATGTTCTATATTTGTCATACAAGTATCTAGACTCCAAATAGGAGGACGAAAAGGGTATAATTCTGGATAAGTAATTATAATATGTAAATCAATATAATAATGTTCATCAATAAATGTAGATATAACCCAATTTATATCATCTGGTAATCCTATATCTATTTTTCTAATATACTTAACTAGGGTTTTTGTAGGATTAGAATTATACACAATACGCAATGTATCACTTTGTAAACTATTTCTCTGCAAATATATTTTGATATTATCTTGTGTATAATTCATAATATTAAATATATTATGTAATTCTATTATGCCTTCATTATTAAATTCTTTTTTTCTTCTTTTTAACCAAACTTTATTCATAATAGTTAATATATAATAACTATTATAATATTTATATAATGGTTTATTTCTTATAAATAATGGGTTTTTAAGGGCAACGCCCTTATATGTAATGGGTTTTTAAGGGCAACGCCCTTATATGTAATGGGTTTTTAAGGGCAACGCCCTTATTAGATATTAAGACTTACTGTATTTTTCTCCGAACGAGGTCTTCTTTTTGATCTTCTTGGCATATTATCAACTTCACTGGTTATTTTTTTTAATTCATCAATACTAATAATACTAGAAGTTTCCTTTTTTCCTCCCATCATTTCCTTTTGTCTGATATTAATCTTTTTTGTTTTTAATCCAGATAGTAAATCACTAATATCTCGGGGTCCCTTCATATCTGGACGGGGTTGTCTTGGTGGAGAACGTTTAATAGGTTCACTATTGAGTGCTGAACCAAAATTTCCTTCCATATTAACAGCATCATTAAAACTGGGCCTTCCACGACTCATTCCAATATCCGGTCGTGAAGATGGAGGTCCGGGTGGTATTATTTCTGGACGATGTAATGTAGACAAATCAGGTTGAGGGGGTCCAGGCGGAGAACCCATTGGTGGCATTTGTCTAGATGGTCCATTATTACCACTATTGCCCATTACTCCATTCATAAATCCACCAAATCCAGGATTATCTTGACCCATAGTATTCACGGCAGCACTAGTAAATTGTCGCATTAAATCTGGGTTCTGTCGCATAATATCGTCCATGCCTGGCATTGCGGATTTAAACATAGTATTTGTCATATGAACCATAATAGCACTGCCTCCCAATTGGAATAATAATTTCAATTCAGGTGCCATTTTAGCCTTGGATTTATATTTCTCATGCAATTCTGCAAATATTTCATCATAATCATCCATATTTTCTGTAACAGATTCCCCCCATCCATCTAATTTAACATCAAATGGGTCAAATTTTCCATTTAAATATTCTAACCCAGTGACTGCTGCCATCATCATTTTTCCTTGAAATTTAATAGAATTCTGTCGTTCTTTATCAGAAATTATCATTTCATATTCCCCTTGCATTTCCATCAAACTAGATTCCATAGTATATTTCTTGCTTAACTTAACCCCTTTTCGTTCTAATTTTTCTAATTTGCGTAAATATTCAAATTTTTTACGAAGTAATTCTTCTTTAGATAGGACTGGTTCAGAAGTAACCTTAATAGTAGGATCTACTGGAATTTCATTAAATTTTTTAAACCCATCCCATGTTTCATTTTTAGCTCCATTTTGTGATGTAGATGTAGCAATATTTGGTTTGGTATCATTTGTAAATGAAACACTAATAGGAACACCATTGGTATTAGAATTATTTGACATACTTGGTTTAGATGCGGCATCAGTAGAAAATGTACTACTAAATATTTTGCTGGTTGCATCAGCACGTGATATTTTAATATTTTCGGATGATAAATTATTCAATTCGCTTTCTAACTTATCTAAATCGGTCATATTAATATCACTGGTTGGTGTACGTGAACCACTTTTTTTTTTATCATTCATTAACATTTCAACACCAGGACCAAAATTAACAGATTTTGGGGTAGAAGCACGTGACGATTCATTTATCTTAATTGTATTTGGTGTTTTATTAATATTAGATATATTAATGGTTGAACCAATATGAGACTCTCCGAGATTAATAACTTCTAAATCGGCCATTTCTTATGTTGTATTAAGAACTTATAATTTTAAGTAAGACGCATTAAATATATAATAATATATTATACGCAAAAATATTATGTTGGTATAAAAAGTTGAGAGTTTTTAATATACCAATATCCTTGTAAAAAACAATCTGCTAAATCATCTTTTTTTTTATGAGAATTAAACATGTCCTCCCACATAGCAAATTTCTGGTATTTTTGAAATAATGCTTTTGTAGTAGATACTCCTAATTTCTTCTTCTCTCTGTAACTGAGTTTTTGTTTGTTAATAAACTCCTTAAGTTTGTTAGATGCAGAAATAAATTCTATACAAGGAGTGTTATTCATTATAAAATATTGTGCTATCATTCCTTGAAGAGTTTTCATTCTATTTGCCAATGGACTAATTTGATTTTCAATAATAACACAATCAATGTTATGTTTATTAAATAAATCATCAAAAATATGTTGTATATTTCTTCCTAAAACAACCAAGTTAATATTATCGGCTCTGATTGGAACAATAATGTCTAAAAATTGTGTATTTAAATATTCTTCTATTATTTTAATATAATCATCTTTAAGTTTACAATTCTGACTATCAATAGAATTATCTTTACAATATTTTTTAATATCAACCAATTTGCGTTTTTTTATCTTGGGTAAGGTATTTTTAATATTGGGAATATGATAATGTGAATAACGAGCATGTATTTTACAATAAAATTTATCTTCTTTAAAATATTTCGGTTCACGTGTGCATTCTTTGGTTAAAAAACAACATTTTTTGGGAAGTTCTGTTTGACAAATATTTATCACATCCCAACTATCAATTTCAAAATAGGTTTTTTCATTTATAAAAAATAAACAATATGCTAAATTTTTCATTCCCACATCAATACTTAAAATTTTCATAATAAATTTTATATAACTATACAATAAAACTAATATTTATATGTTTTATTGTACAAAAACTATATTTTACTCATATTAATTACTTCTGGGTTTGGTTAAATATCCTTGTTGACTCATTAAAGGTGCTTCTAAACGACTTTGTAATGCTTGCCGACTAAGATACATATTTTTAAGATCGCTTGTTTCATATCCATAAGGTTGTGATGCATCAGAACAAGATGTATACAAATATTTACCTAATGGTGCTGTAGGTAAAGAGTTACCATATTGACAAAAACCACATTGATCACAAGCAGCTTGTTGATTTGTTTTAATAACTGAATCAGCATTTTTTATAAGAAATTGTCTATATTGATAATTGGTTTGAATATGTGATTTTTTAATTAAATTATTATTAATATCACAGGCAGGTTGCCAAGATGCATAGTTTCTCCCATCACTCATTAATGGTGGATAATTAAAATGAATATTATTAGATCCGGCATAACAAGTTCCCCAACTCATATTATATAATATAGTAAAAGAAAATATTATATAATCATCTCCCTAACTATTGTTGTAACAATTGTATTAATTCATTTTTTTTCATTTTACTAACATTTGAAGATAAACCTTGATTTTTAACAATTTCTCTTAAATCCTTAACCAACATTTTTGCATAATTAATTTTGACAGATGAAGATGTATTACTATTGGGAATCTCATCTACGACATTTGTTTCTGCTACATTATCGTCACTAACTTCAGTTGGAACAGATGCTTCAGTCGATGCTTCAACAGATGCTTCAACAGATGCTTCAACAGATGCTTCAACAGATGCTTCAACAGATGCTTCTAATGTAGTATGTTTTGCTATATCTTCTACATGTAGAGGAAATTGTTCCAAAGAACTTCCTAGAGAACTCCCATCAGATAAATCACTTTCAATAACTGGTATATTTACATCACATGATTTATTAATTACAATATTTTTAATATGTTCTATGTCATCAGATAGTTCAATAATTTCAATTGGTTTGGATGTTTCATCTAACATAGTTTCAATATCTGTTGATGTAGGAACATGTTCAACTCCATCTAAAAATAAATTGTTTGATGAAATATGTATTGTCTTGGTATATAATTCATTGTCCGTATCACTATCGGTGTCAGAACCTGCATCAGAACCTGCATCAGAACCTGCATCAGAACCTGCATCAGTATCTGTGTCTGTTTCCACATCAGTGTCAGAATCGGTATCAGTCTCCGTATCAGATTCAGAATCATCGGATACATCAATCATATTATTTGAATTCACGTCGTTTGATGTTGTCCCAGTGTTATTACTTTCAGTAGAATATACTCTAATACCATTAGATTGACCGGTACTACTTAAACCACCTCCAGACATATTTCTAAGGTTCCGTTGTTTAATAGTTTCTTGCTGTATAAATTGCATCAATGTGCTGAGTTTTTCTTCAATTGTAGTAACCTTTTGTCTAATATAAAAAAAAAGCAATAATCCTATAAATGTTGTAAAACATAAGCTTATAATCAATCCTTGACTTAACGCCATTATACAAATATTCCTAAAAAGTAATTTTAAACCAAACGAGTTATAATGTTTTTATTTGATGTGTTATTTCTGTTGGATATTCTAAATCATATAAAACATTCAATCCTCCCTTTATATATGATATACCATCTACTAATTTATACTTATAATCAATTATATCATTATTAATTGAACACAGCATTTGCTTATTAACTATAGATTTATCCTTCTTATGAATAGAACAAACCTTATGATAATGCGTTGTTAACATAAAAGATACTTTTAGTTCCGATAAATATAATAAATACGATTTCGCTGCAATGATGGCTTCTTGAGGATTTGTTCCAGAATAAAGTTCATCAAATATACAAAAATGTCTTAAATGAGAATGTGATTGTATATTTTTCAATATATCTAAGCATTTACGAGCCTCTGCTTGAAATAAACTATCTCTGCCTGAGGTTTCAGGTATATTCAAATACGAATAAAAAAAGTTGTATGGATTTATTGTTGCTGTTTTATAACAACCAAATCCAATTTGTTGAGAGAAGATTAAATTCAATAATGTGGATTTTAATATAGTGGTTTTCCCAGAAGCGTTTGGACCAGTTATCATATATTTTTTATCAAGATTAATGGAGTTGGATACGTGTGGTGACATAATATGTGGTAAATAATATTGTTTCTTAAGTCTTGTTTTTTTACCAAAAGAACATTTGTTAATTCTTCTCTCTACAATATGTTTCTTCAATCCATTTAAATTGTCTAAAAATCCTAACAATCCAAAACTATATTCAATAGTATCTGATATTTCTTTATCATAAAATATTGTGTAAAAATTACTCATATATGTTCCAATATTATGTATGTTTCTAATGTTGAATTTTTCATTATGAATGTGTTGAATAAGAGTTTGCGTATGTAATAGCTGTTGTTTTCTCTCTAATAAATCCTGCGTGAACCCATTAAATGAACCTAATTTTTCAATATGTGTTAAAAATGTATCAATTGTGTTTAAACTATAACAGATATGTTGTTTTGTAAGATATAAGAATTTCTGTATTCTGTAAATATTTTTATAGAATTTATAACATGATAAAACATTTTGATATAAACTAAATATGTAAAAAGCACCTATCGCAAGAGCGTATACTTTCTTATCCCAATTATCACGACTGGAAAATTCTTTTATTAATTTTCCAAAGGCGTGATTGCGAAATTGTTTATATAATAATGATTTGTATATATCAAATGTTATAGGTGCTTTCATTACAAACTTAACAATAATAAATGGCATAATTAAAAAAACAATTGGTATTATTAAACTAATAATAGGCGAAGTTAAATTATATATAGTTACCAATTGTAAAAATTTCGAAGATTTGTTGCAAAATTCTAAATGCTCCCATTCAATGAAAGAATATTTTTCTTTAAATGCTGTTTGATTTTTAAATTCATTCCATTGTTTATAATAATTGTAATCAATTAAATCTGTATGTTTATATTTCTTCATAAGTATTTGAAAATCCGATAAAAAATGAGTGTTTGTGGTGTAGTATGAACACCATTTACAGGTCATAATATTACCAAGATTAGTTTGATTATTAAATAAAAATTTATATAAACTTGTTTCTCCACCAAGTTCTAGATCATTAATTATATCTACATTTAATTTTGAATTTTGTACATATTCAATTGGAAGTTTAAACTGAGATAATATATTTTCGTTGTCCATTAATACAAAGAAAATATATTATAATACGAATGTAAATACGAATTTTTCAATATGTGTAAGAATATTATTCTTCAAATGTTATAAATAATTTTCTCTAATAATATAGTTGACGTGATATTTTTATGTTGATTTTCGTGCAAACTTTTCAAAATTTAATGGTAAATCATCAATTTGAGTATTATAAAATTGTTCAATTTCTTTTAATTTCAAAATATCACGACGAGTAATAAAATTAATAGCAAGTCCAATTCGCCCCCATCGTCCACTTCGTCCAATACGATGAATATAGGTGTGTTTATTTTTAGGAATATCAAAATTAATAACTACACTTACTTGTTGTATATCAATCCCACGTGCTGTAATATTAGATGAAATTAATACTCTACTTTTACCATTTTTAAAATCATTAAAATTTGCTTTTCGTGTGGCTTCATCCATACTGCTATGAATTCCGACAACTGGAAACTGATCTTGTATCATTGCATCTGTTAAATCCTGAACTCGTTTAATTGAATTACAATATATAATACATTGTGATACCGAAATTGTATTGAAAATATCTTTTAATGTTTCATATTTTTGATGATCATCATTTACATTTAATTTAAATTGTTTAATACCGTCTAATGTTAACATTTCATTTGTAACCAAAATTTTCACAGGATTACGCATAAATTGTTTTGTTAATGAATTAAGTTCTTGGGGCATAGTTGCACTAAATAATCCTACTTGAGTATCATTGTTTAAATATTGGAAAATATTATAGACTTGTTCTTTAAATCCAGAAGATAACATTTCATCTGCTTCATCTAATATAAAGGTTTTTACATTATTGGTTTTTAAATGTCCTGTTCGAATTAAAGCATGTATACGACCAGGACATCCTATAACAATATGGGGGGTATTATTAGACAATAATTCTTTATCTTTTTCTGTAGGTGTACCACCAATTAATAGTTGTATAGTTATTTGTAATGATTGACCTATCCTATTACACACATTATAATTCTGTGTTGATAATTCGCGTGTTGGAGACATAATAATAATTTGAGTTTTATTAACCGATTCATCAATTAATTGCAGTGCTGCTATTGAAAATGCTCCTGTTTTACCAGTTCCTGATTGGGCTTGAGCAATTACATCTTTACCACTTATCATAGGAATAATAGACTGTTGTTGAATATTACTTGGTTTATCAAATCCATAAGAATAAATACCGCGCATTAATTTTCCTTTAAAATCAATATTATCATCATCCCATGTAGTAAATGTAGAATTTTTTACATCAAAATTACTATTTTTATAATCACATTCACTTGTATCATCATCCGTCCCACACCCTGTTTTTAACACGTTGTTATTTGAAAGATCCATGTTGTTAATTATTATTATCACTAATGCTTTAAGTATGTTATATCAATTTTATTATTATGTATAAAATTGATATAACAACATAAAAAAATACACATATAATATAATATATAATGGCAGCAATGTTAACACGAACTAATACATATTATTCTATAGATTATTTTAATAAATTAGAATTTGATGGATTTAATTATACTATATCAGATAAAGCTATTCATACTATAAATAAAATATCTAAACTGGTTGGTGCTCCAACTTATAAAAAAACACCTATATTTAAAAAGAATTTAAAACAACCCACCAATCATAAACAAAATCATTATGACACAATTAGTAATATTGAATGGAAAACATTACGTTCATTTGAAATTACCAAAGTTGTTAATAATGAAGAAGGTATTAATAAGGAGATTAATATTATTCGTGGATATCTTAATAAATTGTCTAACGACACATATGATGATTTGTCTGAAGATATTATTGAAAAAATAGAACCATTAGTTACAATAGCATCCAAAGAAGATTTATTAAAATTAGGTTCACATATTTTTGAAACTGGTGCTAAAAACCGTTTTTATTCACAATTATATGCAAAATTATATAAGGAATTGATGGATAAATTTTCAATTATGCATGAAGTATTTCAAGATAATTACAATAATTTTTCATCAATTTTTAATAATATAGAAACATGTGATATTAACGATTATAACAATTTATGTAGAATTAATAGAGACAATGAAAACAGACGTGCTATGGCCGCGTTTTTCGTAAATTTAATGAAATGCGATATTATTACAGTAATAGATATGATTAATATTATACGAAAATTCATTGATATGCTATTTACCAATATGAAAGTAGAAGGAAATGTATCTATATGTGAAGAAATTTGCGATATATTGTATATTATTATTACGATTGGTATTGAACATTTAAGAAAAGAAGAGGATTTTATTGATTTATGGAATAAACTAGAACAATATTCAAATTTTAATAAAAAAATATATCCTTCTATAACTAATAAAAGTAAGTTCAAAATTATGGACTTAATGGAGGATTTTGCAACAATAATGTAACACAACTATATTTTTACACTAAAAATTATATTAAAATATATTTAATATTATTAGAATATATAAATGGTTGTTTCAGTTTTAGATAAATCTATTAATTATCCAGAAATACGGAGTATAAATGAAGATGATAAGTCAACAGATGTATCCTTGTTTTTTATTGAATTATTAGATGTACAAATTGTTGCGTCAGTTGGAAGTGAACAATACACATTTATAGATAAGGGTATTGCGTATATTCCTTTATATTTAATACACGATGATAAAGGTGAAGCACAAATAGGTGTATATGAATTTATGGCAGCAGATGTAACAAATTTATTAGATTCAGATGGTAATATTGATGTAGAATTATTAAACGAGCCTTTATTATATTCTTTTGTAACTAAAGAATATTTAGAAAAATATGCTGATGAAGTACAAAAACATATTACAGACAGTGATGATGACACATCTACAGAAGAAAGCACAACTGATGAAGATGAGGGTCACATTGATATGGAGGATGAAGAAGATGAGGATGAAGAAGATGAGGATGAGGAGGATGAAGAAGATGAGGATGAAGAAGATGAGGATGATGAAGCATCATTAAGTTTAACCGGTTTACAAACAAAATTAAAGGGAGAATCTGTATTACCACACGAAGATACTATAATTAAAGAGTTATTTGAAGAAGATGAAGATGATGAGGAAAAAGATGAAACGAAAGAAAAACAAAAAGGTGAAACAAAAGAAGACGATAATAAATATAGATCCACTTTTAAATCAGGGTCTAATTGGATACAAAAATATATGAAAAATAATAATTATCAAATAGTAGATAATGAAGGAGGAGGAGATTGCTTTTTTGCTGTAATAAGAGACGCATTTAAAAGTATAGGTAAAAATGTAAGTGTGGGAGAGTTGCGTTCAATATTAGCAAGAGAAGCAACAGAAGAGGTTTTTCAAGGAAATAAAATGATGTATGATATGTTTAATAATGAAATTATTACAACAAAAGAACAAATGACAAAATTACAAAAAGAATTTAACTATAATAAAAAATTACTACAAAGAACAGTTAAAGTTCCAACACCATCAGTTCCCGAAGACAAAAACGGAATTTCATTACCAACTGAAAAAAAAGCACTGGAAGCGTCTCTTACTGATAAAGTTAAATCCGCACCAGCTATATTAAGTCGACAAGAGAAAAAACAACTGATTGCACTTTCAAAAGAATTAAAAAGAAAATGGAAAATATTAAAACAGGAACATGAATACGCATTGGAAAATATTAATGAATATAAACATATGAAAGGAGTAAATACATTAGAGGATTTCCGTAAATTAATTAAAACAAGTAAATTTTGGGCTGAAACATGGACTATATCAACAATAGAACGTGTATTAAATGTTAAAGTAATTATATTATCCGAAGAAGCATACACGCGTGGTGCTTACGGAAGTGTATTACAATGTGGTCAATTAAATGATACTATATTACAAGATAAAGGCGTATTCAAACCAAAATACTATATAGTTACAGAGTATTTAGGAAATCATTATAAGAGTGTATCATATAAAGGTAGAAAGATATTACGATATGAAAATATTCCATATCATTTAAAAGAAATTGTTGTAGATAAATGTATGGAGAAAAATGCAGGCGTCTACTCCATAATACCAAAATTTAAAAAATTTAAAGAACATCTACAACATAAAGAAATAGATGAAGTGGGTGAAGTTGAAGTGGGTGAAGTTGAAGTGGGTGAAGTTGAAGAAGATGGTAGTGAATTAGAAACAGATAAAACACCTATTGGCACACCTGTTGAACCTAAATTATATGATGAAGATATAGTATTCCAATTTTATAAACGTTCGGCAGACAAATCTCCTGGGAAAGGTTCTGGTGAAAAAATACCTGGTTCAAAAAGAATGCAATTTGCTGAATTAGATGCTATAAAAGATTGGCGTCGTATATTATCCAACTTTGCACACACCCCATTTGAATTAGACGGACATAAATGGTTATCAGTAGAACATTATTTCCAGGCTTCTAAATTTAAGGAAGAAAACCCAGGATTTTACGACCAATTTGCAATGGATAGCAATACTGAATTAGGCAAAGTATTATCTCAAAATCCAGAAATGGCAAAAGGTGCAGGAAGTGAAACTGGAAAATACAAAGGAAAACAAATACGACCAAAAGAAATAAAAGTAGAGAGTAAATTTTTTACTGAAAAAGCATCCGGTGTAATGGACAAAGCATTACATGCCAAATTTACTCAAAATGAAGAAGCGAAGAAAGTATTAAAGGCAACAAAAGATGCGAAATTAGTAGTGTATGCAAAAGGATCTCCTGCTGAAACATTTACAATATTAATGAAAGTTAGAAATTCTCTATAAGTTGCTTTATCATTCAAAACGGACATTTTATTAAGCAAATTTACACACCAGTCCCTAATTCCACATTACACCTTACATTTTTAATCGCTTTTGTTCCTTCATCACAAATTTTTTTGTGGTGATTGTAGGATAGACATATTTTCTAGTTTTTTTGTTAATTGCACCAAGATGCATTATATTTGCTTTAATTAAGTATATGTATTATATTTGTTATTTCAATTTTACAATATATAATACCTCTGTAAAAACCTCTTTACAAAAGTAAAGATAAATCGCAAAAAAGAAGTTTGAAAACATCTTCAAATATAATTACAAAGTATATGAAAAATAATGTAAAAAAAAGTGTGTATATTACTATATATAAATGAAATTTTCAAAAAAATCAAAGGATTTAATAGAACATTTTATACCATTAATGAATCATTTTATTCAAGAACAAAATAAACACAATAAACACAAATCAGATGTCATATTTAAATCTTTCTTTACAAAAATACGGCAAGCTGAAAAAAAATATAGTTATTTGGTGATAAAAAAGTTAATAAAACGCAAGTTAGAACAAACACGTTCAACAGAGGAATTACAAACTGATAGTTATTTAAATTCTCATTATGTTCCATATACAATTAAAAATTTTATAATAACTAACACAAAATATTACTTAATATATACATTTCCTATAGGTATACGAACTTATAAAATTGTATTTGGAATTTATAGCGAAGATGATTTGAATTTTTTACATAAATATGACAATTATATACATTTAATTATATTATGGTTAAGTATTATATCCAATATATCCAATTCACAATGTTCAAAAAATTTAACATTATTATTATATTTAACTCCAATAAAAAAAATACTGCCTTCTTCTATATTAAATATACTTTCTCCCGAACATGTAAACAGTGCTGTTACAACTAGTTGTGTTAAAAATGGCAAAATTTTAATTTTTAGAAAAGAAGAGTGGTTTAAAGTGTTATTACACGAAACATTTCATGTATTTGGTTTAGATTTTGCACACGTGGATACTACTAATTTGTCTAATAAGTTATTAACATTATTTCCAATAAAATCAAATATGATTGTAACAGAAACATATTCAGAATTTTGGGCTGATATAATGAATGCAGTATTTTGTAGTTATAATATGTTAGAGAATAAAAGAAATATTGAAGAATTTATTTCATATTGTGAATTATGTATATTATTTGAAAAAATTTTTACATTATATCAATGTGTTAAAATATTGGATTATATGAATCTACGATATTATACACTATTTCGCAAAAATGCTATATGTAAAGCAATGCGGGATAATTTTTATAGAGAGAATACAAACATATTTTGTTATTATATTCTTAAAAACATTCTGATGTTCAATCACTATGATTTTATGACTTGGTGTTATTATATGAATGGTCCAAATGTATTAAATAGTAAAGATAACAAAGATTTTTTTAATGAATTTTATAATTTTATAGATTCTCAATATAATTCCAAGATATTATTAGATGCTTTTAACAAATTATATTCCTTTCATTCAAAATTAAATGAAACCGCAGATAATACAACGAATACCACTGATAATACAACGAATATCACTGATACAAAGAATATATTATTAACTACAACACGTATGACTATTTGTGAACTAGTGTGATAAAATACCATCAAAAGATTTTATTAAATTCTTTGATTAATTCTTGTTTAGATATAGAGTTAGGACCACAAGTATTATTTTTACTGTCATAATTAATTATAGTTAATGCATTAAATATTTCATCGGTTAGTGGAGTATCAAATTTAATAAAATAATGTGATTGTATAGATTTTTTTATGGTTTTGGTATCAATATCACCAGCGTTAACACCAACACGCCTAAAAGATATATCGTGTTTTTCCTCTTTCTTTACAAATTTGTATTTATTAGGAACAAGTTTTGTTGGAACCTTTCTCTTTATGGGTTTTTTAACCCATATTTGAAATACACAAGGAACATCATACTGTTTATTATCAACTATAAATGAATTTTTAGGTAAAACATATTCATATTCTAAATGAAAATGCAAGTCAAAATGTTTTTTTAAACTTTCCTTTTTAAAACTTTTAGGTAATATAAATGAAATACTATCACAATATTCAACCGATTTCTTTATAAATTTAATAGCTAATGATGATTGACGACCAAAAGGAGGGTTACCTATAATATGTATTTTATTATAATTTAAATTGGTAATTGTATTATAATCATACACTAAATAATCTTGTTTAATTATTTCACTATTTTCAGGTTCTAAATCAAAAAATTTATAATTTTTGAATAATGATTTTATACCATTAATAAACGCACCATTCCCTGCACTTGGTTCAATACACAAATCATTTGTTTTAATATTGAGTATATCTTTTATTAACTTAATACATACATTTACTATTTTTGAAGATGTATAATATTTATCAATTGTTTTTCGTTTTAAACCGGTTGACTGAATTGTGGGAATTTTATCATCCATATTAACTTTATTTTCAACAATTATTTGTTTTATATTTAATTCCTGTAATTTTGCTTCAACAGCTTTATCTACAAGAAGTTTAATTTTATCAACATTATTTTCACACGGTGTTTTACGCTTGTTATGAGAGTCATAGTGAGATTTTTGAGAAAAATCTTTTCCACATCGTTCGCAACTATATTTAACCATTTTCGTTATATATTGTTAATATATTTTGTGTGTATATCAATTTTTCAAATTAACTTAATTTATCACAAAATCTGTTATGTTAAATCCTACATATTAGAAGGTGTGTATTTTCAATTACCTATGTAAATGGCAATATTGAGTATGTTTCCCTGATTTATTTTGACAGGGAATACCTTTATGGGTTAGATAACCACATATGTATACATATGAACCATCACCAGTTGATTTTTTATTTTGTTTCCAAATTGTTGAAGCAAAATCAAAATCAATATCTATATTGTATTTTTGAGGAACAGATTTTATATTTTTATTATTAGATGCTTTATCATCTAATAATGATTTAAAATGAATTTGAGAACGGAGTTGTGAACGTGTAAGAACCATTGTAAATGTTATGTTTATTTGTTACTTATACAATAAATAGTATTTCAATTTTATCAACTCTATATGCTAATATACATAATTACAATAAAATTGATACTAAATTATAATAACCATACCATATAACTAAATCTTACAAATATGGGAGTTCGATTATTAAATAAGTTACTATCGGAAAAATGTGCCGGTTGTTATAAAAAAGTACATTTCAGAGATCTTCAATTTCGAACACTAGTGATAGATACAAGCATATATTTATATAGGTATAAAGATGCTAATACGCTAGTAGATAGTTTTTATTTGATGTGTTCATTATTTAGATATTATAATATACAAGCGTTATTTGTATTTGATGGTCCATCCCCACCAAATAAAAAACATACTCTTGAAATTCGAGCAAAAAAAAAGAGAGAAGCTGAAAATAAATATAATATTTTAAAAGAACAATTACATAATGTTTCTATAAAAAAATCAGAAGAAACTATGAATGAAATAGAAGAAAAACTGGATTATTTGAGAAAGCAATTTATACGAATTACTCACGAAGATATCTTATTAATAAAAAATTTGCTAACATTATATGGGATGTCATATATTGATGCTCCCGTAGAAGCAGATGCTTTATGTGCGTATTTATGCATTAAAAATAAGGCGTATGGATGCGTGAGTGAGGATTCTGATATGTTTGTATATGGTTGCCCAAAAATAATGCATCATTTAAGTTTACAAAACCATAATGTTATAATGTATGATATGAATAAAATTTTACAAACATTATACATTTCTCAACAAAATTTCACCCAAATGTGTGTTCTTAGTGGGACAGACTATAATATATCCAATAAGAATATTTTCACATATTATAAGCAACTATTTCTATTTCATAGATCTAATTTCATTGATTTTGTAATATATATTTATGAAAATAATATGATAAATGAAAGGGATATGACACAGGTTTATAATATATGCAATACATTTGAATTAACTAATGATGATACCTTATCAAAAGTTATGGATGTTCCAATTCAAAATAATGAATATACAAGATTTGAATTAGTGAAATTTTTAGGACAACAAGAGTATTATTTTGTATAAAAATATGTTCAAACATTGTTATACCCACTTACCACAAAATATATATATTATACAATATTTTTTCTAAGAATATACTATAATGCCACAATTTAATTTTGTTAATTTGAATTTTTTTCAAAAACCTACTTTTAATTCTCCATATAATTCTAAAATGACACCAAAATATCAGAGAAAATCTTCGTGTATGAAAAATATAATAAATATGAAAACTATTAAAAATATGAAATCGGGCGGTTGTAAAAGTTGCGGACATTAGATATATTACATATTTTATGCCTCCATCTTGGATTTTTTAATTGTGGTGTATTCAATGATTGTACTGAATAATTTTTTTTTCAATTTAAGTACATCTTCGTCAACTCCAAATAAACTATTGAGTTTATCAAGTATTTCAATGACTTCATTATAAAAATGCATGTCTTCACTCCATTGTGGGTTCTGTGCTTGTATATCCTTACTCCATTTAACAAAT